GCTATAGCTCTTCATTGCTATTGCTGTAGAGAACGTAGACCTTGCTACAGGATCGGTACTCTCTACGTCCAATACAGTACTATCCTGCTCTACATCTTTTTGAGTAGGCTTAGTCTTGACCTTCTCGTGAGGTACTTCTTGCTTCGGTGTATTCTTCACAGACTTACCGAACATAGCATTTGTACGCACCATATCCAGTGCGTCAGCTACCGTCATATCAGCAGCCATCTTAGCAATCTCTTTAGAGATAGGCATACTAGGCAAGTTACCTAACTCTACCCACTCGTTGATCTCCTGCTGTGCTTCTACTGAAAGACCTGTATCCAGAGAGCCTTCTACCTTTGTGTTCTTGGTAGACAGGGCCTCCAGTTCCTTAGCTAACTTCTTAGTACCTTTCTTAGAGGACTTAACCTCAGTAGTGATACCGAATATACTAGGTACTTGGTCACGAGTAGCGTTGAAGGTACCATAAATACCTACAGCTATTTTCTCGCGCAACTCAGCGGACCGCTTAGCCTCTTCCTTAGCGTTTACTTCGTTGAGTATACCGCCTAAATTAGAGTAGTTGAAGTCATAGGTTTGCTTAATATCTTGAGGAGTGCTTGGTGTAGGCACGTCTGTTTCTGTAACAGCAGCAACAGTATCACTATCCCTACGGGGCAGTACTTGACCAAGCCTTACATCATAAGGCTCCAGCATAGCCTGCATATCCTCTAACTTACGAACAGCTTTCTGCTCCTCAGTTAGATTGAGATCAGTCTCATACATTACGAACTCAAACTGCTCTTCTGAGGCTATTCCTCGTGCCTCTACTTCTGCCTCCTCACGAGCTATCTCTTCCTCAAGAGCTTGGATTACCCTAGTCTCCTCCGCAAGTCTACGTTTCTCTGTAGCTTCTTGAAAGGCTATGGATTCGTTATCTCTACGTATAGTAGCTCCTACAATCTCTCTCATTCTACGGGCACGTTTCTGAGAGGCGTGTATTACAGCTTCTCTAGCATCAAACTCTTGCTGAGAAATAGTACGTTTTTGTAAAGCTCTTTTAAGCTCAAATTGAGCACGCTCAATAGTAGTATCGTAGCGATCTATTTCCTCAGCACGCTGCTCAGGTGTACGATATTTCCATACACGTCCTGCGAATGAGGTATCGTCCAGCTTGTACTGCTTACGCCATTTATTGATAGCTGTCTGACGTTCAGACGGTGTGGGTAAACGGTCTGTGGTGGAGGTTTCTGTCTCCTTACCTACATTCCTTAGCTTGTTTACGATGTCCTCAGTAGTCTTAGCGTCAGCCACCAATGCGTCTATGTCTACGTCAGTACCCGGAGGTACTATAGCATCAACTAGCGTCTTAACTAAACGACGATCCTTAGCTTTATTAAACTCTGCTTTATCCGCAGCTACTTTATCCTCTGCCTCTCTCTGTTGCTCGGCAAGAGATTTCGTAGTATCCAGCTCTTGTCGTGGTGCGTCTTCTATATGCCTACGTACAGAGTCAATGATATCCTCTCCGCCCTTGGTGTCTTTTACTAGAGCATCAACATCAACAGTGCTGCCGGGAGGAAGCATAGCCTCTACTCTCTCCTTAAGCATCTTTTTATCTACTGTCCCTTTAAGTATACGATCAGCGTACTCAAGAAGGAAGGTCTTCTCTTTTTCTGGGAAGGTAATCTCACGCTCCTCTTTGGTAGGACGCTTGATCTTAACTTCTTCATCCTGCACAGGAGCCTTAGGTTTGTCGAACTTAGCTTTAGTCTCTTTCTTTTTAAGCTCTGCAAGCTCTTTCCTGAGGGTCCTAACCTCAGCTGCACGATCTTCTTTCTTTTGTGTAGGTGCTTTACGTGCCTTACGAAGGTTATCTTTGATGGATTGATTAGGCGTACCACCATCAATCTCAAGATTCTCACGTATCTCAGAGGCAATGTTAGCTTTTATGATAGCCTCTGGTATCAGATCAACTGATCCAGTAGCATCACGCCACTGCTTACCTTCCGCAACGTCGAGTCCACCGACACTTTCTACGAATACTCCATAGCCCTTGAAGTCTGCCATAGGACGCAGCTCAAGGATACGCATCTGCGCATCTTCAGTTATCTGGTATACCCTAGCAGATACAGCTTTACCTGACTTGATCTTCTTAAGATCATTCCTGTCAATATAAGTCTCGTATAACTTGACCCCTCTGTCTACATCTAAACCGGGAATCAGGGTAGTGCGCTGCATATTAGGTGCGCTACGCTTGAAGGAATCCCTGAGGATTGCTCTGTCGGCAGTAAGATCGGCTATAGCCTCTCTCTTAATACGACTTAAATCTGCTTGTGTTAGAGGCGTAGCTCGTCCGCTTGCGACTAACGCTTGGTTAGTAGCAATAGCAGCGGTTACTGCCTTACGTACCGCCTCCGCATGTGCCCTATCCCTAGAGCGTACACTACGCAGCAGAGTTTTCTTATACTTATTTAACCTAGACTCTGTTTTGAGATCAATATTAATATCGCCACGGCCTAATACTTTCTTAGCGCTGGCATCAATCTCGGCTTTTAGTATATCCGGGACGCCCCATTGATTGTGTGGACCTGCTGCATGAGCCTTACCTGACTTACGTGCGTGACCGGGCCGCCATGTTCTACGTGCGCCTACCTTCTGGAAATAAGGTCTAACTGAGTTAGGTACTCCTACGACCCATGTAACTAATACACGACCCTGAGGGCCTGTGTGTTGCACTATTACCCGCCCGTCCTGTGACAGCGCAATAGTTTCCCATCCCTGAGTGTCCTGTCGAGTGGTATCAAGAAGCTCTTTCTTGCCTTCTTGTTTACGCTTTGCATTGATCTCGTTTATTAAATCTTCACGAGAGTAGTCCTCACCAAGTTCCTCGGCTATAGGAGCTAACTCCTTTAGCTCTGCATCAAGCTCTTTGTTAATAGCAGCTTTCTTACGCTCTTTATACTTAGCCGCTTTGCGTAGATAGGCTAAGTTCTCGCGGAGAGTAACGGCTAGTGCTTGGTTCTCCGGGTCCTCTAACACGGAGTCATATGCATAAGCTTCCTCTAGATACTGCTCAGCCTCAACCGTAGGTATAACTGGAGTATCTGTAGTCTCTTGGAGGTCTTCTTGTATAGAGAGTACTTCCTCGTCAAACTGGGGGAGCCAGCCCTCACGCTCTGCGTCCTCTCTAGTCTGCGCACCATACTCACCATAAGCATTCCCATAATAAGTCTGGTTGTATTCCTGTAAGTCGGCCTCAAATTCTGCCGCCTGCTCTTCGTTCAGAGCATAACCGAATCTACCCGCACGACGAGAGCCATACTTCTCTTCACGCTCAGCTTGACGTTCGCTACGAAGACGATCCATCTCCTCAAACATCTCTTGCTCTTGGGCACGCAAGGACTCCATAGAGTCCAGCATAGTAGTCCATGACTGAACAGCGTCTGGAGGAAGGTTAGCTACCTCACTCTCTACCTCTTCCCACGCTTGGTAAGACTGGGCACGAGTAGCCGCACGGCTATCTCGTATCCTATCAATAAATTCGCCGTGTCCTCTAGTCCTACGATCCTCTAGATTCTCATGTTCGCTGAGATTTAGTTCTTCTAAGGTAGGAGGTAGTAAAGCCTCGTCACCCTCAAGGGTGGTACCAAAGCGATCCAAGTTCAGGTTCTCAAACGTCTTACCTTCGTAGGTAAATTCATCTGGACCCTGTACACGCTCCATTACAGGAGTCGTTTCTACTTCACCGAACGCGCCTAAAGCCTCGTCGCCAACACGACTAGCCAGTCGATCAGTACCCTCGGCTAAGGCTGCTTCTATCTCAGCGTCTTCTTTATTCCTCTGGTGTCTTGGGAGGTGGCCTACACCACCGATAACACCACCAGCTACAGCACCCAGCACACCTGCGTACAGGATATCGTAGATAAGCTGCTCTGTTTCACGGGTTTCACCGTGACGCAGGTAATCATCTAAAGCATCCAATGCCTCAGTAGTCATTTCAGAACCAGCTTCCCTAGCCATAATGCTAGTGATAGCCTTGCCGAAACCAGAACTCATGCCTAAGTTATCTAGTACTCCGAACAACTTCTCTGAGCCGATCTCTTTAGCTACTGCCATTACACCATCAATAGCAGCTGCATCGTGGTCGCCTTCACTACGCTCCAAGCCCTCGGTATAACCCTCGCCAAAGGCGGGGATAGACATAATAGCATAACCTAATGTAGCGCTACCTCCCGTACCTACCGTAGCAAGTACTGATGGCATCATCATTGCAATAGCATCTACTGCTTCTGTAGCGAAACGTCCTACCTTATTCTCCGGCATAGACGCTTGCTGAATCTTGCGGTTCTCTTGTTCCGCTGCTCTCAGGCTCTCGTCATACGTACCGAATATATCTACCTTCTCTGGCTTAGCCATACCGCCAGTAAATCCTTGGACAGCAAGAGGCGCAACAGTCTCTTCGACTGCTTCCAGTATACTACCCACACCCCTCTGTACGCCTCCAGCAAAACCAGCAACACGCCCCTCGCTCCAGCTAGGATCATTCTCTGCGTTATCTAGTTCCCACTGTGCATCCAACTCATCCCTGTTCTCAAGGATATAGTTGTATAGAAGATTGTAATCCTCTATCTCTGTTGGTGACGTGACTTCGTACGTACGTCCCCAAGGAGTACTTATCTCATAAGTAGCCATATATTACTTTGTGCGCCTTACTGATGTGCCTTCGGGCAATCCTGTCTGCATTGCTGGAACATTACCTGACGGAGCAGGTGGACCTACGGGCAGCGTTCCCTCCACCTCAGACAAAATCTCATCAAGAGTATCTTGCCATGCAGATAGCTGCGCTTGTGTGTACATGTGCGGAGAAGCTTTCATATTAGCTAACTTATCCAAGTGCTTAGTTAAGAGTTTCCTAGCAGCTGCTGGAATTGCGGCTAAGTGAAGCTGAGATTTCAAATCAACTATAGACTCAGGACGCTTAGAGCTAGTAGTAGTTTGTCCAGACAACAGAGGTCTAGAGCCACTGCCTACGCCTAAACCATCCACCACATCACTACCTTCTGTATGATCCTTATCTATCCTAGTACTAGTCTCTATCTCAGGCAAGCCTAAACGACCAGCAATATCTGGCACTACATTAGCCTCGATAATAGTAACAGAGTCTTTAGTAAGTTTGTTAGCGTTTTTCTCTTCCTCGGCTGATACTACTGCCGCACGTGCTTCATCTTTACGCCTAGCCACTTCGACGTCTCGGTCAGCCTGAGCATCAGCAGCTTCCTCCGCACGTCTAGCAGCTTCCTCCGCTGCTGTTTCTTTGTACTGTTCCTGTATACCCAGCTTACCGATCTCATTACCGAAATTGATACTGCCCTGCTCTCTCTCAAACTTCTCCCTACGCTCCGCTAAGTCTGTAGAGTGTTTCTGGCTCAGTCTCTGTAGTTCCATAGCTTTCTGGTGACGGTACTCCTCCAACGTCATCTCGTGACGTTTCTTAGCATCGTCCTTAATCCACTCGTCAGCACCCTGCATAGCTCCTGCGAAACCTGACAGTAAACCTTCACTCAAAGCTGACATAGTTATACTCCCAGTAATCCTTGCTCAATACCAGCAGCCAGTGGCTGCCGTTCTGGAGGCGGCCCTTCTGCTTTAGCCTCATTCATAATTTCGTCGGGGTGACGGGACTTACCGTTCTCACCTATCAGTGCCATCTCAGCACCCATCTCAATAGCTTCTTTAGCTGCGGTCTTATTACCTTCCCTAAGAATAGTCTCACCCGCCTTCTTGTACATATTAATCATAGTAGCGGAGATAGTATCTTTATCATTAGCGTGAGGCAACTGTAACTGCTCTGCCAAATCCAGTACCATCAAGGGTACAGTAGTCAGCAGACCTCCTTCTCCAAAGAAGATAGAGGAGGGTACAGCTTCATTATCACGCTTCATATCCCCACGAGCCTTCAACAAAAGCTGCTCTGATACGTCAGCTACCTTTTCATAAAGCTCTCTATTGTCTTGCTGTAGTACTTCTACTACTGATGCCATACCTTCTTCTGAGTACAGGAAGTCAGTGACTATATCCATAGCTTTGTACAGTTGGCGCTCTTCCTCAGGAGTTGCGTCTTCGTCAGCTATAACCGGATTGAACGTTGGGTCTATAACGTCCTCGTTATCCGCGTCTTCAATCTCTTGCTCTAGTTCTGGATTCAGTAACATATTAAGTTACTCCTAAGAGTTCTGGTGAGATACCGCCCATAGGCCTCTGGTACTGCTGTCTAGGCTGTGTTGGAGGTGGCTGTACCTGTTGTGGAGCTTCCTGCGCGCCAGCAAACAACAATCCCTGCTCCTCTGGTGTAGGTACAGGACCCTGCACGTTCTGTGGTTGGTCAGCGATCTCTGCGTAATTGGTCTGACCAGCATAAGCCTGCGGATCAAACTGTGTTGGTGCTCCCATCTGCTGCTGGGCCTGCTGCTGAGCAGCGGCCTCTTCGCCAGATGAAGGGAACAATAAGCCAATAGGATCAGAGCTACCTCCAAAGGCAGGACCTCCCCACACGGTACGATTGCGGAAGTACTCTTCCTGCTTCTCCGCTTCCTTACCTCTCAGGTACCCACCTATACCCATCATAATACCACTGCGTAAAGCTGTACCAGCAAGTCCGGGGTCCATCAACAGATTACCTGCTTTAGATAAGAAGGATTTAACTATACCTCCGCCAGCTGCTGTAGTAGCAGTTAAGTTAGCTGCTGAACCTACTATGCCTATAGACCCTAGACCAGCTGTACCAAGAGTTCCTCCGACAGAGCCTGCTGCTGCTGCCGCAGCTGCTCCACTAGCACCTGCTGCTGCACCTCCAACCATACCCGGTAAAGATGCCGCGTTATTAGCGGCTAGCATCATACTTTGGCCTCCAGCGGCTATATTCGCACCACTAGCAGCTGTAGTAGCTGCGGTAGAGGTACCTCCACTAAGGGCTGAACCAACCTTAGCTCCGAAGGATTGCAGCCCACCTACGATAGCACTCCAGCCGGTAGACATAGTACTGCCTACAGCACTCATGAATCCACCGATAGAGTTGACTCCGCTGAAAGCGGCGAACCCTCCTGCGGAGGCGATACCCGCTGTGAATACGGTAGCAGCAATCACGACAGCTATCCTAAACCACTTGTTTTTAAATAGCCGTTTAGTAAAGCTTACCGCCTTACTAACAACTTTCTTTACGCCTTTAAATACTTTCTTTACGGCTTTAGCTACGAAGGACATATGCACCACCTACTCGTGTCATTCCAAGAGCCTCTAGCAACTGCTCTGATCGTGGGTTCCCTGAACTCACTCCCATAATAAGCTGTACTGCTCCTGAGGAGAATGCCCATTCTTTGAACATCTTCCATAATTGTGTACCAGCACCGTTACTAATAAACATTAAATCAGTGCCATAGGATTTCTTACGGTTAAAGAAGAAGGGTTCCAAGGAACCGAACAGAACTCCCTTAACCTCCCCTTCTTTGTATGCCACTAAAGGCATGAACGTCTTGTGATCTATATAGTATTCCATGATCTGAAAGGTTGACTTACGATCAAACTCTACGTGATTCATATTAGAATCTTTATGATATTCCTCTAAGTAATCCAATATCTTTGGTATGTCTCTAGTGAAAGCCCTTCTTACTTCCATTATGACTTATCCTCCCAAGTTAAAATCAATAGGCTCAACGTCAGGGAATAGCTTACCAATCAACGAAGTCATGGCCCGGAATCCGTCTGTGATAGTAGCGATAGCACGCTGTCTAGCAGCGTCGTCCATCTCAATACCATTTAATTCTGAGAGTCGGTTAAGGTATCCATCATAAGCACCCGTCATAGCGTTAACGTAAGTAGCTTCTTTCTCTGCTGCTGTTTGAGCAGCTACAGCTTTTTCGTTCCACATACCAGCAAGGCCTGTGTTAGCTAATCCATACTCCCCTGTTAAGGTAGTCTTAGCTAAGTCTGCTGCATACTGAGCATCATTCAGTAGAGCATTATGTACGAAGGCTATGTTAGCCAGCCTGTTCTGAATCTGACCAGCCATCTCCTGACTACGTAGTTGTACCTCTGCGCCCAGTCTAGCTAAGTCTCTTTGGGTAGCGCTCTGTAATTGAGCAGCAGCCATCTGAGCACTAGTACCAATTTGCGTAACCAACTGTTTAGTACGTGAGTCTACTTGAGCTAACTCTAGCTGAGTTGTTCTCTGGTGGTTAAGCTGACTGAACTGGTTCAGTGCCTGCATGTTCTGAGAAGCAGCGGCCCTGAAAGCCTCTGCATCTGCTTGAGCAATAGGAAGTCCTGTACGAATAGCTGCTTGGATAGAGGCCCCTATACCTACGGTACCACCTAGCCCCCCCTGAGCGTTAGCTTGCTCTAGACCTTGACGACGGGCATCCTTAATAAACTTAGAATCACTACTCAACAAGTGATGTAGCTGCTCAGATACCATCTCTCCCGGAATAACTTGACGTATAGTGGGGTTGATATCTCCGGGGGTAATAGAGCCGTCAGGATTGATCTGAGTCATCTGACCGCCTACAGTCAAGATACCTGAACCGGGATTCATCTGTTCGTATACGTCGTATACATTATCGCCATTAGGCTGAGTAACTACGTTCGGGCCGCCGTCACCAGTGAACCACGGAAATTGAGGTACGTTACCGGGATCAGGGGCACGAGTGTCGAACTGAAAAGGCTCGTCAGTTTCTCCGATAGTATCCCATATAGGCTTCTGCCCACCACCTCCTCCGGGAGGCGGGTCTACCACTACATCATTAGGACCTCCGGGTACAGCGCCGTCACCCGGATCAGGTGCTCCGGGGGGCACCGTTCCGGGAGGACCAATACCATCTTCCCAAGTATCCGGGTATGGTATAACATCCCCGTCACCACCAGTATTTTTAGAGGCTTGTGATTGACCTCCACCACCGGGTACTGTAGGAGGAGCGTCTGCTACATTAGGATTATTCCGCCTATAATCGTAGTGCTCGTTAAAATAAGGTGTATCAATAAGTGGCATTAGCTCACTCCTTAACTTGTGTCGCCGTCAAATGTGGGCGTTTCATCGTCGAAGGTAAAGTCCTCGGTATCCCACGTCCACAGACCTGCTGTTGTTATAACTGAACCACTACCACCAGTCACTGTAACAGTACCTGTGCTACCTACTAAGGCTAGGTCATACAGAACAGAGCCAGCAGAGCTTGTTATTTCTATAACTCCTGTAACTCCCTCAATGTAGAAGTCTTGAGGTATAGTAGCTGTAGTAACAGTGTACGCCCGGTTCTTATGTATCCTATTACGTCCTCTGCCCTTAGGCTCTGAGTATAGTACTAAGGAAGGTATGCGTAATGGGACAGCCCCTTCTCCGCCGAATTTAGACAGCCTAGTAGACAGCCCATCAGTGGCGTCATCTACGTACCATGAGAAATAATCTGTCTCTAGCCTACCAGAGAAGTTAGTGCTGCTACCAACAACAACCTTAGTACCTAAGGTATCGTCAATATTAGTAGAGCTGGGTACCTCACTGATACGAACATAGTCAGGCTTGGCTAAGCGGTTTAGTTCTACGCACCCGCCATGCTCTAAGTACACATCTATGTGCTTATAGGCTACCATCTGACTGGGGTCTTGCGAATGAAACGGGGTTATATCTATAAACTTAAAGAACTTCCACGAATCCATAGCACTTCTACGCTCATTATCGCTCACTGCTTTATTAGCGTAGGAAAGTATGTCCATGTAACCCGGATCAATCTTCATTACGTGACCGAGTTCTGTGCCCATTACAATACTCTCCTCCCCAGTGGAGAGAACGGATGAATCTATGGAGGTTGGCACGAAAATAGACTCGTAACCCCTAGAATCACCCTCTGAATAGGCGGTATAGTTTTGTTGTGTAAATGCCAGCGGGAGGCTGGGATCGTCTGGGAACGTAGCAGTCAGTATATCTCCATTAGACAAGTAAATACGGTATTGGTTCTTCTTTCTTACAGGAATACCACCAATTATCTTATTACCCACAGAAGAATCTATGCTATTAGCCCCAAGCAATCTCTGTAAAAGCTTATTTACGTGCTGAGACTTACGCCCTACGTCAAACCCACCGTAGGTATCGGCTGCTGCGGCAGTAGTTATGCCTGCATAGTCCACAAAAGTGTTACCTAGCAGGTTAATAAGGGTATACGGACGAGCGCCGCTGTTATCTGTTACGATTTTAAGGGCAAAAGCATCCGATCCAGACGCTCCTGACCCAGTAAATGCATGTATGGAGTCCTCGCAGGCTACCATAGTAGTGCCTGCTGGAGCTGCTGCCAGTCCAGTGACCCTATCTTTAGGGTTCCACTGGGTAGCACCGTCAGCTGTATTGAAATTGTTGGGTGTTCCGATGGAAGATACTAGGAAATGAGAGCCTATACCTAAAATTAGGTGATTTCTATGGAACTCTACGTACCTAGGCTTATCCTTATCCCTGTCTACAGGGGTTCTGATGAAGGAAAATACGTCATTTGTGTCCACCATAAAGGCGGGACTTGCTCCTGTAGCTACATAAGCAGCTTGAGAGTCCTCATCACCAGAGAAAGTAGCTACGCGAGACTGGTATATGGCGCTTCTATTCCTTAGCTCGGCTAAGCCGGGCAGTAAGTTCTTGGATACACCCTCGTTCAAGGCGATAAGATCGCCTCCTCCAGCTGGAGCATTACGCAATTCGTTGCCTGCTCTTATGAGGGAGGGGGCTGCCAGCCCGTGTACGGTCATCCACCCTTTAGCATCCGTATCTACCCAAGCTCCATCGAATACTTGGTATGTATACAGATCGCCTGAGTCTACGTCGTTAGTACCATCCCAAAAGTATACACGCTGTCCTGATACCGCGTAGTGTATCTTGATCTGAACTAGATCAACATCTATATCTCTAGAGGTTCCCGCTGGATTGTAGAATTGCAGAAGTAGCTCAAGCTCTTCGTCGTCCAAAGCTTCTTGATCTATATTCTCTAGGCCCCATAAGTCCAGCTGTCCCCCAAAGGTGTAGACAGTATCAGACGCAGCGATAGCTTCGTTAGTGGCCTTATTCTGGGACAGGTATACAGCGCCTGTACGATTATTACGTAGCTGTACTTTACTGAAATACGAATCTACACCGCCTGTCTGTGCAGCTGTTACTTGTACTTCTACGCCGATAATCTTAGCGTTGCCTACTAGACCAGAGCCGGGCGTTACTACTAGCTCTATTACTCTAGAGTAATCCGTACTAGCTATTGTAGTGTTAGCGTACGCCGCCGGTGTTATTGAGGTAAGGTTCTGTAGGTTCGTCCATGCGGAATAGGTACCTGTAGAAGGATACTCTGTAGCAGGCGACTGAAAGTTCTGGTACCCTGTATCGGTAACTGAGGAGCCAGAAGTAGATGGATCGACTATAAGAGGAGCTACCTCGGCTAGAGGTGCCGTAGTACCGTTACTAAACTGTACAGAATAGCCTGTGTCTACATAACGCCAACCGCCCTGCCTAGCATCCTTGTCTAGTTTCCAGAGTAGGCCCTTATTATTATACTGCCGTTCTCCATCAGCTAAGGTAGTTCCTACCGTATTACCTGTATCCAGATTCTCGATAGATGTAGATGCTCCCCAATTATCTACACGACTCATATCTAGTTCTGTTGCGGAGTCGGGGTAAAGGAACAACGTTCCTGCTGCGGTACCTTCCTCCCATGAACCGCTGTCTAGCTGTACCTGACCAACCCTAGCCGTAAATGTACCAACCTCAGCTACATTATCGACCTCTACCAAGTCTCCTACGGAAGGCTCTTCTACGCCATCAACGAACCGGCCTCCCCAAAAGTCTCGTACAGCGTAGATACTATCATCTAGCTGGAAGACTCCAGAGATACCGCCCACTCCTAAAGGATCGGGCTTGAATGCATCCCAGACACTGCTCTGCTCTTTCTGGGAATTAGATAAAGCTCCGCAGAACTTATCCTGCAAGTACTCTTCCCAAGTCAATCCAAGCTGCGTCTTATGCCTAAACAGATCACCATCACCTGTGTACTCAATGGTGGTTCCGTTTGAGGTAATCATAGAGGTAGCCCTACGAGGACTAATCCCGGACACCTTATCTAGGGTTATATATACATTACTGCCATCTGAGTAGACGTAGTACATACGACCCGTACCTGCTACTGTGACACCATCCTTGGCATACCAGTATAGTAAGTCTCCCTGCACTAATGTTCCGGATATAGCACAGTCTACCGCGTCTACAGATGCGTGCCAGAAGTCATCTAGCCCTTCTGACAATGTAGGCCCTAGCATAGTCAGGCCCTGAGTTTCCTCATAAGCACTATTGACTACTTCAAAGTTACGACAAGCAACTAAAGACCCCGGAGGGGTCTGTTGTCTAGACGGAGTTTGGTGTATACCTAATCCTAAAGGGACTGGCGTTACTCCGGTGTCGTTATAATCTTCTGGATATGATCCCGGCACTTATTAGTAATCCTTAGCTTAATGAGTTAAAGAGCTTTTCTTTATAGTGATAGGCGGTGTTTGCTTCTCTGATAACCTAGCTCGTTGTGCTAGGTACTTAGGATTAGCTTTCCTTACACCTTCTGTATCCTCATGATGCTCGTAGTGCCTACGCACGGCATCGTATACCAGTAACCACTGATAGCGTTCGGGTAGGGTGGTACCCCCGGTCCTGTTAGAGCCGGGAGTATCACTATCCAACAGCATCTCATCTATATCCCACACACCATCATACCGTAACGTGTATGCTTGGTCGGGTACAGGCCACAACTGCAATGATCCATCAGGGCGTTCCGTTATATAACACGGTCTACCCTCGGCTGATTCCAGCGTGTCTTTTTGTACCCGCCAAGTCTCGTAAGGCATAAGCGTAACAGGCGTCTCATCCTGCTTGGCTGTAGTGTATATAGTAATAGTACGGTAGTTTAACGTCTCTAGATCATCAGGCATAGCGTATGCGTCTACAGAAGCTGTAATAGCTAATGTCTGATCCAGTCTTTGTCTAAAGAACCAGTTAGTAGACTCCTCCTGCAACTCACGCCATGCATCAGCTACCCAATTAACGAAGTCTTTACTAATGTCAACTGCGCCTACCACTGAGGTAGGACTAGCTGATCTAATGCCAGACTTCTCCATAGCTTTCTGCACTAATTCTAGATACGTCATACCACTGATCCTATATTAGCGGTTATCAACCAAGATGCTGTAAGGGTACTTAGGCTGATCTGACCAGTCTAGTGTATGCTTACCGTCTTCGTCAACGCCTTCGAAGTACTTAACTTCAATAGCATCTTCAAGGCAAGGCAACCATTTACCTTCCATAATCACAGCTTGGTTAACTGGGATACTAGCCAACTTAAAGTTCATGCCTACAATGATAGGCCGTTTCCTAGGGTTATGTTCCCCCGGCTGTACCTTAATCTTAACGTAGCCTTTAGGAACTTCTACCTTTGCGTCTTCGGGTACAACACGCATCTCAGCGTTACCCTTAAACTTAATTGCTGCATTCAGCAATATGTCAATCATATCTCTCTTAATAGTCTCAATAGGAATACGCAGACCATACCATTGCTGTCCAATTGCTACCAGCTCTGGTTTGTCCATCTTATCGAGGGTCTTTTTAGAGAGAACTCTGTCACCTGTAGTGTGAATGGCCTCATCTGCCATAGTAATTCTCCTGTTATTGTATTAAAAGGAGGAGGGTCCCGTAAGACCCTCGCTCCAGTCCAATGCTTACTGCGCGTTTTTATTCGCCAGCGTCAGGTAGCACGTTGCCGTACCAGCCTGTGCTGTAGCAGCAGCAGTTTCTACTTTAGCCTGAACAACATAGTCAGCCGTTGCGAAGAGTGGAGCAGCAGCAGAAGTTGCTGATCCGCCTGCTTGACCAATAGTACTATTAGCCAAGAAGTAATCATCGTCATCGGTCCCACTATCGAGGTCATAGCCAAGGTCAATGGTGACTGCGGCAGAGCCGTCTGAGTCCAGATCATCGACGATTAGGGTAGCCCCCAATACGACGGTATCTGAGTCCAGACGTACAAACTTCCACACGTCTCCAGCACCAAGGTTATCAGTCCCGATGTCCAAGGTAAATCCTACATACCTAATACCGTCCTCAGGACCGCATTTAAAGGTATCGTAGTTACCCTGCCAGCTAGCGGTAGCATATTTACCATGTGATACATTACTCATGATTTATATCTCCCGATTAGCTAAGGTCAGTAACGCCAACTTCGATGCGCTGCACCCAAGCTTCGTTAAGGATGGTAGCTGCAAAGTACATCTTCCAGCCAACGTAACCCCGCTGTCCCAGTGGGTCGGTCTTCTCGATGCGGTCCGGGTTAATAACCGTAGGACTCATTGAGTTAGCACCTTTCAAAGGAACTACGCCGTAAGAGTTTTTAGAAACAATTACGACTGGGTATACGTCTACGTTACCACCAGTGGTCACGCAACCGTTAGCAGTACCACTACCTGCGCCTGCAAAAGGAGCAAGTACGGGCGAGATGATAAAACGCATCTGCTCGTGCTTACCTACTTCCTGCGGACACAAAGGCTGATAGGTACCATAACTCTCTACCGGAACAAAATTGGAGAGGTCACGGATATCCTGCTCTACGTCGGTGTGCGAGAACGCAACCCACGAAGGAGCTACAGCTTCTGTAGCGTACTTAGGCGATGGTGACAGCATCTGAGTAATCGGTTTGGCGCGCTGTGATTTCAGGCTGCGAGTAGCTGCCCTCAACAAAGGAACCGTGATTACGTCATTAACGTCGGTACGTGCAGCGGGGGTACCAGTACCAGAATAAGCTACGTTAGTACCAGCTTTCAGAGCACCCCAGACGATCAATTCTTTCGTCTCAGCTGCCTGTTCACCGGCTAGCATAGCCGCATCTTTCAGTACCGGGTCCTCTGCAAGGTCATGTACCTTGTCAGTGATGCCGATAACATCGCCGTATTGACCAAGCGTAACAGATACATCTTCGTACTGAATCTGCTTGGGAATAGGTGTCACACCCTCTACCAGCTGGGTAGTTGACACATTGTAAGGGATCGGACGGCGGAACTTCACATTATCTGCGGTGTTCTTCGGAATTGGCTTGGTCTGCGCGAACTTCTCCAAAACAAGGATGGGTTCGGCGTGCTCAAGCATGGTCTTTTCCGCATAAGCTGCCGTACGCTGGCTGATGTCCCCGTGTTTAGTAGACATTATGTACTACTCCTATATGGGATTAAAAGTTATCCCGATGCCACAGCTTCATTAAAGAAGGCTTCATAGTCTCCTACGTCCTGAGTCTTATTCAACTCAGCACTGCGAGATTTAGGAGCACTTCCTGACAAGGCTGCGTTACGTCGGGCCTTAACATTATCAGCAGTAGGATCAGAGTTAGGGGCCTTGCCTGCACCAACGCCACCTTGGGCTTCTTGCTCTGCTAGCCATTGGCTATACACCTGTTGATCCGCCCATTGAGCGAAATCGGTGAGTACCTTGGCAGCATCGTCTACAGACGTAGCTTTACGAGCGTATGTCTGGTAGCCTTTTGCTTGTTTAGAAAGCCAGTCACCAAAGACGGGGCTTTGCAGCACGTCCTCTAGTTCCAAACCTGTTTCAGCTGTATTGAAGATTTGATGGGCTTCTCGTCGGAGAGCTTCACGATTATGTGAAATCTCATCGGAGAGTGCTCGTTGTTTCAATGGAGTAACCTCTTTGAGGAGGTCGTCTCTTTCTTTAGCTACACGTTGATCTATGATCTTTTCTACGTTCTTAGCTAGAGTAGGATACTCTTCAAGGAACTCTTTAAGCTCCGCATCATCCATATCTTCTATTTTTGTATCTTTACCAACGGCTTTATGGGCGGCGGGTGTAGATGCTAGACGTGCAGCAGCTTCCTGCTCTGCCGTCAGTTTGTCGAGTCGGGACTGTAAAGCTGCGACTCTACCTCGTTGTGATCGGTCACGTTGCACCAATCGCTCTGCTTGTTCACGGACAGTGGGATCAAGCTCATTAACCCATTTATACGGGTCATCCTCTGCCGGTGTACTTGCTGAGTTGCCATCTTTAGAGGCTGCTTGCGCAGCGTCCTCCGTCTGGACTTTCGTAGCGGGGTCATTATTACCGTCGGTGTCCGAGGAGCTATTCTCTTCTTCGTCCGGTTGTCCTGATGCCGCTTGGTCTTCCTCGTCAGTTTCTTCGAACCAATTATCCAGTTCTTCTTCCGTTGAGTCTACCACACCTTCTTCTTTGTTTAATGGGTCTGTCATTACTACGTCTCCTCCGTAGATGGCAAGGCTCTTAGAGCGTCACCTTAGCTTCCCTCGATTGTATAACCGAGGCGGGTACGAAGAGTTGTAATCAACTGGTGTGCGGCTTGTAGCCTCCCACGGATTGCAAACAACTCCATTTCAGTTAGCTCGACATTACGTGTTGCTAACTGCTTAACTGCATTATCTTGAAACGTATCGAACGCTTCTTCGATCTGTACCAGTACGTCGCTGACGTTATACGCCTGTACCGTACTCGTGTTTAACTTCAACTTCTCGTTCAAACTGGGCAAAGTCAATCTCCTTCAAGCTTAACTGTGTATGAGCCGTGATATCGGCAAGTTCCAAATCCTTCTGTAAGGACATCACGCTCTTCTCTTTCTCTGCTGCGATCTTAGCTAGTCCTAAGTGGTAGGTAAGGGTAGCCTCGTTCTGACGAGACTGCGCCTCTGCTACCTGCCCTTGGTATCTAGTTTGCATTTCCAGTGAAGCCAGCTGCTGTTTAGCGTTGTTAAGCTGTGCGCTAGCGGCTGCTTCCTGTTGACGAGATTCAGCGGTAATCATAGCTGCCTGCGCTTTCAGTAGCTCTGGATCACTTTGCTGCTGCTGCTGTGCTGCTGCTTCTTGCTCAGCTTTCAGCTGCTCGACTTCCTCAACAGTTCGCAATACGTCTCCAGTGCGGGTGTTATCTACTAAGGCACGGAAGGCTTTACCTGCGTCTACATGCATCTGGAACTCAGGATTAGAGCCAGCCAATCCAAGCATACGCTCGATCTCTTGCGCACGCATCTGTGCTTCGATCCGTTCCGTAGCTCCGCCAACCTCAACCTCGTAGTCGCCCTTAACAGACTCATCCTCACCATACTGCATCTCGTAGTGGTAGAACCGTTGTACCAAGGGCCGGGTGATGTTATCATCCCAGTTCATTGAGGCTGCTTTCTGGATAAAGTTAGTGGCGGACATAACCATAGCTAGTCCGGTGGTAGTGTTATTACCTACAGGCATCTCGCCCTGTTGGATCATAGGCGTAGAAGATTCTACATCAGCAAACTGCATTGCAGTATCTATGATACTTGCTATACCGTCCATCTGGGCAGGAATATCTACAAACTGCATAGCTTGTCTAACGTCAGCTCCGTACTCCGTAAGGAACCAAACCTTTAGAGGCTCAATAGTGTAGTCATTGTCCCTGCCAGCAGGCTCAATCATCTCCTTGTTCAAGACAACTTGAGGACCTGCTGTTAGTGCAGCGTTCTCCAGAAGCATGATGTATGCCTTGTTAACGATACGCTGCGGGTGGCGAAGGAGGTAAGGTACGCCGTGACCAAACACACTGTTAGGGTCTTTCTCCCAAACAGATAGTCCATAAGGTAAGCTGTCTTCACCGTCAATGTGAGACATACTAAGGCGTATAACGGTGTTGTTACAGTACCACACTTCTCCAGTGTACTGCTTTAAATGATCTTCAAAATCCTCGTCATCAATCATACCTGCATCAAACAGCAGTTGTTTGTCGAGAGGGCCGTGATACTCACGTAACCAATAACGATTGTGTACGCTGTTACCAGAGTTTTCTCTGGACGTACGTACGATGATATCTGGTATGTCATTACCCATAGGTTCTTGTTCTAGAACCTTAGCAATCTGACCACTCATAAAAGCTGGGTTGCGTGACAGCTCAATAAGCTCTGTCTTGGAGCTGGGGTGTAGTTGGAATGCGTCCTCAATCTCTTCTGGTAATCTAGCCGAAGGATCAGGGAAGAATAGAATAGGATCAACTCGTTCTACATTAGGCTCTGGGTAAAACTTTTCACGAAGTACTTGTACCTTAGAGCCGTCTTGAGTCTCCTTGGACTCATACCGACGGTACTTGCGGTTTTGAATGGTAGGGCCTTTGACTACTGCTGAGCCTTTAATGCACATATCTTCAATGGCTAGCCGGGCTTTCTTTCCGTAGTCAGCGTAGATCATGCGTGAACGCAGCTTACGTTCCATCTTAGGGCACGTCTCTACGTTAGCTTTCTCGATCTCCTGCACCATAGCTGCTGGTGAGGGTAGCTGTGATTGAGGTACACCTGCTTGAGCAGCGGATAGCTGCATAGTTGGATCGGGTTTATCCATCGCCGACGCAGCTGCTTGTTCTGGCGTTAAGGGAGCAGGTCTAAGATAGAAGTTAAAGTCTCCTCCAGTAGGAAACTGGATATCCTTCATCTTAGCTATAGCGATGTTTGTTTTAGGTCTAGTTATATTAACCGCTACTGGATCAGACATACTGCCCGTAGCCAAGGCCTGCTCAATCTTATCTCTATCCTCTGTATCCCATCGACCTTCGTACTGATGGATTGCATCAACCCACTCTTTCTCTTTATCAGCACGTGCAGTTTTATATGAATGGAATTTCTGGGACAGGGAATGCCCTAAGGAAATCAATAAAGATTCCAGACGAGCACCTTCTTTAGTACTCTTATCAGGCTGTGTTAAATGCTGGTAAACCTGCATGTTTTGATTCCTTAGAAGTAGTGGCGGCCTGTACCGCCCTTAATCTTTCTTATGTGGACAGGCTTAGCTATCTTTATACCCGTCATTGCGTAGTATCTAAGAGCATCAAGTAAGTGATCGTTCTGATCGTCTACTATACGTCCCTTATCGTTACGTCTATATAATCTGTATTCGTCAAACAAATCTTCTAGGTGACGGGCTATCTTCATCCGTCCTGTTGACAGCCTGCTTAGTACCTCGTGGATACCAGCTTCCCTAGCGTTCTCTGCTTCAATTAACCTAAGGCCTTCTCTTCGGTATAATTGGAGGAGCTGTGATCCGTCTCTTTGGCCTCTTCCTTTTGAGGCTGGGTCGATGGCACCCGGTAGTACAAACCCTTGAGGGTACCTAGCTCTAATAGCAGCTGAATGTACTGCTGGCTCCGCTTTTCCTCTTTTATAGGCATCGTAAATATACGCTATATCATTGTCGGCATCGTACGCACCGAACACAACTGCCGTGGCGTTCCAACCAACATCCATGCCGTACGAGCGACGGAAGTAAGCAGGTATTTCTGTTAGCGTATACTTAATATCCTCTTCGGGTATTGGGTATACTGCACCTGATCCTAGGCTTGGAACTCCTTTTGACCTACTATCCTTAAGATAGTCAGGTGTACTAGCTAATAACTCTTTCTTAGAATCTTCTGTCAGGTGAGGTACGTCATCCCAACCAGCCATGACTACTGCTTTACTCATTAGATCACCATCCCGTCATCCATTGCTGCTCTATAAGCACCCTTCAAGAAGTCTTGGATGAATTGAGTCATGCCTGTAAGCGGGGTGAAGGTAACATACTGCATACCTCCAGTGGTCATAGTACGCATCAAGCACTCGTTGTAAACATCTGCTGGACATTCCTCGTCAAGCCAGATTACGTGTTTACCAGTACCTTGGAAAGAGCGCCGTCCCTGATCGTACGACTTGAATCCTAGAATACTCTCTCCACCGGAGCTATGCTTGATCTTAACTGTATCAAACGCATCGGGTATACCGGGGCGTTTACGAGGATTGATAATCAGATCACCTGATATCAGCCCTGTTCCCAAGCTACCTGACGGGTAGCCTAGCAGAATATCCTGTATGATATCTCGTGTAGTCTGTCCGGTATCACCAGCAGCCCACGCATCTACGGGATGATTGAACCTTCGTCCACCTACCTCATCCCACCAAACAGGGTACTGTCCAGTCAGATGGCAGGCTAGTTCAAATCCACCGGCTACGGACTTACCTACACGGTTAGCAGCCATCAAGAGACGTTCTCTGTGCTCTGATCCTAGCCCAAAGAACTTCATATGCTTAGGGTAGTTAGAGTACTTGAAAGGCCCCTCTAAGGGAAAGAACTTCCTTAGATGTCCTCCTTCCGCCTCCCGACGTATCTTCTCTTCTAAAGCTGCTTTCAAAGCTAGCTTATTGTCATAGTCACTAACGCTTGCCATAAGTCCTTCTTACATATGGGTGGGAGTCCGCAAGGCCCGGAAGGAGGTACCAGCACAAAGACTGGCAGGCCCTACGGAGTCCCATTAATTGACGGAGTGTAGTCTCTTCGTACGCAGTGCCTTATCCAATGCTGCTATCTGCTCATCAAGGGAAGCGTCGTCCATGTTACGGAACTCGACGTTCGTGAGAGACTGCTCCGATTTCTCTGACCACCCGAAACGATTCTTCATTTGAATCGTCCATAGGGAGGCGTTAAACTTATTGTTCTGTAGGTGTACTCGTCCCTGACGCTCCCACCATGCCTGACTCCTAGCTCTACCTAACTCCACTAACTCAGGGAAGTCACAGTTAATGTCATCCATCAAAACCTTCCACCGAGAAGGTGTCAGGTCTAGTTCCTGCATAACCTCCCTGTCTGATGCCCCCTCTCCGTACAGCATAAGAGTTTCCTTGCGCCAGCAAGTAGGTCGTAGGTCAAGCTCCGCTATAATAGTTTCTGATTTCATATGTTATGCAAATGCGCCTATACATACTGTGTAGGGATTGCCGGGTAATCTGTAGGTAACTCTTGTCTGTAGCTGCATTATCTCTGGAGAGTCTGCTATCTGTCCAGTGAGCAACATAGTAAGTTTAGTTGAGCCTACATCTTTAGCAATATCCCTAGCTTGAGTATTAGTGACTCCTGATTGGGCTGGTGTTATAGAAGCTCCCTTCTGCCCCCATGTAAACGACAGGGTGGTACCGCTGCTATCCAGATCAGCATCTGAGGTTAAGTTAAGGTACAACGTACCATGCCCACTCGATCTAAACAGTATATTAAACTGCTCGATAACAGCGTCAGAAGGAATATCAGCATCGTGGCCTAGGTCAGATATCTCTATGATATAGGATTTCTCTGGCGTGGCTGCTCCGGGAAACGTGCAGTACGCTCCCCCAGAGGATACTGTAGTATTAAGTATCTTGGTAAGATCAGTCCAAGAGTAAGAGGAGCCTGCTGCCGATTGAGCAACAGTTCCCGGTACTCTGTAAGCAGTGCTAACTGATGCAGCCATTATTGATCGTTAACCCACTCAGCCCACATGAAGTCATCAGTACCGTCATCAAACCAGCGCCACGCTAAGATGGCCCACTCGTTAGTAGTTGAAGGTGCTGTGCCTTTAGGGAATGTACCTAACTTCGATCCTGCATCTGTAGTTACAGTTAATCCACTGTAGTTACCTGATGTTTTTACCATAACGTATCCAGACAACATTACCTCGCTCAAGCCTCTTACAGGCAAACTAAGCGCGGGAGTGTCTAGGTGTATAGTTACATTGTTACCAGTAATTCGTAGGTAAGTACTGGGCTGGGTAGCACAGTCAATAGTTTCTGTTCCTGAGGCTCTGGCACCTAGGCTCTCATGAATTACATACGGAGTACTCTCCAGAGCAGGTACTGATCTTTCTACGATATCAGCGTCTTCTTTAGAAGAGCTATCCCAATCGGTACCATCAGCTACTAAGACATTACCAGCTGTTGGAGTGGCATCGCCGATGTCTTCATTGTTCTCAAGACTGGCCCCAAGCATCTGAAGTGGAAGTACGTGCCACCCTGTACCCGCTAGATTCTCTAGCAAAATACAACCAAATCCGGGGGCAAGGGAATAAGCTACTCCAGCTCCTAAACTAGCTCCGTTGACGTACATCTCCTCTGTGCCATCAGGGTCTATATCAATACTACTATTGGTATCCGTATTGATTACTAGGATATCATTTACAGAATCTGCGTAATACGATCCGTCTACAGCAGGTAATGTATAAGTAATACCTGCATGAGAATCGGCAATATAGCTTACTCCCTTGAAGATGTTAGTGCTAGTGTTTTGCTGAGTCCATCCACCACTTTGAATTAGCTCTACAGCAGAATCTAGGTTAGCTATGTTATCGTTGATGGTAATACCACCAACTCGTGCTGGATCGCCTGTTCCGTCCCCAGCTACTGTACCTACATCAATAGGTGTTGTATCAACCGCCATTAGTTATACTCCTATTGTGTTATGGTGAGCAGTCTATAGTGAATGCAGGCGTGCCCATACTAACTTGTAGTTGTCCTGATGTCATATTTATATCTGCCCCTAAATCCATGTACCCAAGGCAGTCTTTAGTACCGCTTGTATCGTCATAGAATATAGCCCATCTAGCATTAGTAGGATTTGATGCGTCCTGCGCCCACGTTGCGGGATTGCTCCAGTCTAGCTCCAGTACATCTCCTACCACCGTACTAGTGGGGGACGCACATGCGTTGCCTCCTGCTGTATAGTTACCACCAGCAGATACCTCAGAACTCGATAGATTGGTAGTTCCAGATGCTCCCCATGTGGGGTAAGGCGTGCTGACAGAGGGATCGAATCCTCCGTTAGCAAGACTTTTAATTAGAGCACACTTAATAGTATTAGGTGTGGCCCCAAAGTCCGTACCCTGTAGGTCAAGCGCCTTCTCCACAAAGGCTACAAACATAAATGTATCACCAGCTGCCATACATTACTTCCTTATTCATTAGGTACATAGTCGTATGTACCATTAACTAAATTACATTCGTCTAAAGCTACTGCCTGCTCTAGAGACAGTATAATAATATCTTGGTAAGTATCTCCCCGTAACTCAGGAGTCTCACACGGAATAAACTTATTCGTTGCGCATCCGTTTATGGAACTCAACAACACTATCAGGAGCACGCTCGTCAAGACAACCTTTAGGGTCTTCATGAGATTGTATGTCCTCAATAGTTTCGTCTTTGTCACGTTCATTCTGTCTCTGCACTCTACCTATAGCTGACTTCGAATTTGTTACAGTAGCTTTCTGGCCTGCACAAAACGCAGCGTCTTCTTTGAGGTTCCCGTAATGAACTAGAAACGAGCTTATACTAATGCTAGTAGCTACTAGTGTTCCTAATGCAAGTACTGCTATCCAGCCCGATATCTTAGAAACAAGGAACTTGGTGAACCATCCGTGCTTCATTATCTACCAAAAAACCCGCTAATCAGCTGGAATATTCCAGCAGCAGCTATACCTGCTATGACTGCAATAACACTAACTTTGGTTTGCAGTATATCCAGAATCTTATCTTGTCTATGCAGTTCCATTCTAAGGGCTTTAAATTCTGCTTGAACCTCTTTCTGGAACTCCACTCTCTCTAATCTATTCTGTCGTTGGGATTCTTTTACGCTTGTTATTTCTTCTAGAATCACAGTCAAGAGTCTCTCCTCAGGTGTCATTATTATGCCCCCTTCACCTTCGGCAGGGACTTGTAGTACTCTACTGATATCACACATCCCTTTGGTATACAAATATATTGACCTACTTGTTCGTGCTCACTCTCACCTACTGAGTGAGTCACTATATAACCTTCCTCAAATTCTTTTATATGACCAACACTTATAACAGTTACAACAGGCCAAGCAACTGGCATATCATTCCATGTGCCTTGGCTTACGTGCGCGTCCTGCCACACTACTTGTCCTACGCGTGTTGTCATTTCTTTATGTGCCTTGGTTGTTCATATAACGCATGGCACCTTTCGTGATCCCTTACTGCGGGATGATCTATGTACCATATAACGTACGAGGAGTACCCTACTGGAATAGAGCACCCAATCTTATTTTTTAAAGGCCAGCATTCTTGTGCCACTAGAGCACGTCCAGCCGGGGTATCTTCTACTACATTCTCTTGAAGAATAGTACCGCTAATTACATCCCCGTCTACTACATGTACACCTACATCCCTACATCTAGTTGGTAGTGGCGTATCTATACCGCAGGCGCTTATTGAGACTAGCGTGGATAATGCTATAGATAGTAACATGTACTTAGATTTCCGCACGGTAGGCTGCTCTCAAAGAATCCAGCTGTGCGTTGGATAGGGCAGGTATAAACACGGATAAGTGATCCATTAGATATGGTCTATAGCTACTAGTACCTACGCTACTTCTACCTCCTATAAAGGTAGTTCTATCTACGTCTTCTATATTGCCCCCACCTTGAGGTGACGCTGAGTAATCACACTCTACATCGCTACCCGACCTACCTCTATCCAGTAGTCTACCGGGACTGCTACTATAATGGAATCTTGACGTATATACTACAGGCTCCCCATAAACAGGACTAGTATCAGCAGCATACCCTATACCACCGGGATGCCTTTCTTTGAACCATATATAAGTACCACCCGTATCATCTATAATAGACACCATCTGATTTGTGCCCGTATCAAGAGTATTATCCGTACCTGATACGAAGATGCCTCGTTTTCCGGTAAAAGTACCAGAGGTAAGCTGTAACCCAACTACGATGGATATAGAAGTAGCTCCTCCTATAAGAGTGTCTAGTCCTCCTACAGCAGCTCTGTATAAAGTACCATCTGTGGTAAAGTTGGTTGGGTTGGTTATGGATATAGCTCCGGGATGATGGCCCGGTCTTAGAGAAGCCCCTCTACTAGCTTCTGCGTATATCTTCGATAGATGGTAGCCATTACCGCTAGAGTCAGCTACCTGTGTAGAGAAGTCCGTATCTCTAAATAGATACGCGGCTACAGGACTCAGCGCCATAACAGCGTCTTCAAAAGCAGACTCTGGTGCAGCTTCTGTAGTATCGTAGGCTACACTACTCGGAGGAGATTCTCTGCCGACGTAAGTATCCTCCGTTATAATCCTGTAGTAATACGTTGTCTCTGGGTCTAAGCCAGTATCACTATAGGATACTGCGTTTGCTGCTGTAGTAGTAATCTCAGTCCAGCCACTAGTCCCGTTTAGAGAACGCTCTATCCTAAAACCTGTCTCATAGTTGGTTACGTCTGTCCAACTTAGATCAATGCTGTCCGTTCCATTAGCAGTTGCTACTAAATCTGTAACAGGATCAGCCGGAGGTATACCCAGCTTACTACGACCCGTAGTTATACCTATAGTCATCTACTTATCGAGGGTCGTCAGCGTACAGGGATACTGCTCCAGCAGTAGCCGTCTTGGTAATACCAAACTCACCACCAGCGTTAAATACATCCGAAGGAGCTGTATCAGTATATACTACTTGAGCATCTGATGCATCAGTAACAGGTACCCACGAACTGCCTACCCATTTCCAGAAACTTAGGGTCTCGGAACTAGCAAGTCCTTCGGCGGATACCACTACACCATTACCTGCTGTAAACATAGCAGGTTTAAGAGTAAAGGCTACCTGATTACCATCAGTAATCTCGGCAGTACTCATAGAAGCTAAAAGTCGTTGTGCCATTAAATTGTCCTATTAATTAACTAGATTAAAGAGTCGGTAGCGCACTAGATAGGAACACAACCGACTGATCGTTGCTGGCGGCGATAGGTGGACCCGAAGCTACGTTGGAGATCGCACCGGCATCTGTTACGCGATAAATCCGACTGCTGCTAGAGCCTCCCGCATAAACTAAGTCACTATAAGGACTGACGATCAGGGACGCCGATGTCCCCATCGGATTAGATGTTGAAGATACAAGTGCAAGAGTAGTTCCAGACAGAGTGTACGTCCGAATAGATGTGTCTGTCCCAGCAGCCACCAAGAACCCTTTGCAGAAAGCAATAGACCTAGCGGCAACTGGAAGCGTCGTAGTTCCAACGACACTCAGATTACGAGTGGTCATGTTCAGCTGAAGAACTCGCACTGCTGTTCCGTTAGTGGTACATTCAACTATCCTTCCATCATCCCTATCCCACGCAATCAACCCAACGGGCGATGCCGCAGACACCGAGTTGTGCGTGTTCATTGTGGTGCCGGAGAATGAGAAACTTCGTACATCGGCAGAGTTACTATAGGGGTATGTAACTAACGTATCACCGTATCCTTCCGTGGCATCTACCCGGAAGTCCATAATGAACTCCCAAGGGTCATTCCCGGCTTCGTAAGTGGTCTTGGCAAACGAGTAAGGCGCGTCATCTTGGAATGTAAGCCTCGTCATGCCGTGACCCTGAGCCTGTGCGCCGACGGCACAAACAAGACTTGCAGCCACGTTAGGAACCGCAATCGCCCTATTGAACGCATTGCCTCCGTAGGCCGTACTTGCCTCTACCGTCCAGTCGCTTCCATTCCACGATCTCTGCTGCATCACGCCGCCGCCACTTCCACTCAAGAACACATAAGTCCCGTCTGACGCGATTCCTCTTGAACCGACATTTGGCTGGATTGAGCTATGTAGCTGCGTATGGGACGGAGTTCCGGTTAGATTGTTTATGCGCCGGTAGCGTAGATACCCGCCCTCCTCATAAAGAGAGGCCATCCACTCTTGCGTGATCGGTGCGGCCTGAGTTGTGGCAGAGTCTGTAGCACTTGGATCAGACTCACCATCATCGTTAACAGCAATCACGCGATAGTAATATGTGGTCTCAGCAGTCAGCCCCGTGTTATTATAACTGGTAGCATCAGCAGCAGTAGTGGTAACGGTTGTCCACGAGTCCGTGCCATTAAGTGATCTCTCCACACGGAACCCCGTCTCATTGTCAGAATTATCTGTCCATGCGAGGTTAATCTGAGTGTCTGATGCTGCTGTCGCAGTCAACGAGCTAGGAGCATCTGGCGGTGAGGAATACACAGGACCGCCTACAGTAGTACCAGTAGTACCAGTGTGCCTGCCTATAGTCTGTCTCGTGGTCATAAATACTTACGCTTTGAAGCTCAGAGCTGATGTGCCATTAGATATATAACTTCCGTCGTACTGGATTTCGTTTAGTGTGATATTGTAGTCAGCAGTGTTGTTATCAAAATCCATTCCGTCCGTATATAAAATCCTTCCTCCACTTTCACAATGGAAAGCCTCGGCACAATCCTTAATAGTGAAAGAGTCAGTGATTGTAATTAACGCTCCTTGGTAGGCACTTATGGCCCACGCATTGCCTAAGGTTTCATCCTCTATATACGAAGCAGAACCTCCCCACATACGAATCTCGCCGCCGTAGGCTTCAATATAGCCTGCGCCACTGTAGCCGCCAGAGCTTGAATAGAAGTAACAGTTGTAAATGTCTGCTGCGCCCTTGCGTACTGTGACAGCAGAATAGAAGTCTCTACACTCAACCCTTTCTGCGCGGAGATAACCTCCAGCACCTACGTTGAAGCAAACTCCATCCCCGGAATTGACGTTCATGAATTGAAGCCGCTCAAGATAAACAGGTGGTGCTCCTGCGCCGATTCTGAATAACCCATCGTAGTCATTTATGTCGCAGAGAAATGTTACTTTGTCGTCACCATCCCATCCTATGTAAAGTTTGGAAATTCCTCTGCCAGCAGGGATATTCCAGTAACTTTCATCATCACCAACAACCGGAACACAAGGATGCTCCATATCATTTGTAACTAACAACCTTACTTCTGCATTATCGAAAGTGTTAGTAGACAACCACTCCATGAACTCGGCAAACGTGGTGAAGTCTCCACCTCCAAGTCCCTTCAATGTCTTTTCAATGACATTACCATTACCTTGGCCAGTGCCTGTGAGTGGTGTAACTGCATCAACCGCGGTGCTGATATCTGAATCAATAGCCGTGACTACTTCGCGCAGAGTCCGCTTATGTGAAAGGGGCATCTGACGATTCGTGTTAATTGTTTTGATGTTGGTATTAAGGGGCATGATAGAGTTTCCTCAAGAGCGTTGATAGCTCAGTCTCTGGATGGTTTAGGGGTATCCAGCATACGCTGGAATAGTTCCCACTGATTTCTGTGATCACTGATAAAATCTAGAAAAGCCTTCTCGTGATATTTACGAGTCTGCTCTGCGATATCTGCAAAGGTAGTAGGTTTTTTATCAGCAGACATATTACCTCCTCGGCATTAGAGATCGCCAATACTCTATGCGATCTACGTATATTCTTGTCTCAGCTGGTACGTGCCTTCGGACTACACTCCATTGCAGAGTTCCGTTAGCTCTCTTTTGCGCCTTGAGCATGCACCCAAACCCGCAGTTGTAGGCACCCCAAGCCCATCTCAGTCTTTCTGGATTGGGTCGGGGTGATGACCATCCGATAAGCATACGTCTTAGGTATGCTGCCCCAACGAGGACATTAGCCCTAGGATTGGTTGGATGGGCATTGATACCCATAATCCCGGCTTGCTCTACGTACGTGGCAGGCATTACCTGCGCTAAGCCTATGGCTCCCGCGTGTGATACGGCGTTCGGATTTAGCAAGCTCTCTTGGTATAGCTGGGCTTTCCATAGAAGCCAATCATTCTCTATCCAAGGATTAAGGTATCTATAAGCAGATTCCTTGATTAACGGATCATACGAATCGGGAAAAGATCGTGTCCACGACGTTTGCGCAACCAATAGAGTAGAGACCAAAAAGAACAGCCTCAGGCAGTGTAATATCTTGGAGCGCATCTTTTACCCTGATACCCGCTAGCCGTAAAGGAATATACAACATAGCTACGTACATAGCCAGCGCTATAGGCGCTAGACCTAACAATAGAAAAATACCGGGCCAAGGACTGTACGCCTCGACTTCCGGTATTACTACCGTCTCTGCTAGAAACGGTACTACTACATCAATTACTTCATCCATTTAACGGGTCTCCTTCATACCCATTGTGCTACTTCTTGTTTAGCTTCGCGTCTTACGCGCTTATTAAACCCGCGCTTTACTTTCTTACGAGCACCGGGTTTAAATGACAGGAACTCTTTCCATCCAGTCAGGGAATCATACTCATCCCCACCCTTCATCTGTTCCTTATGCCCCATCATATCTGGACAGTATCCTCTTGATGTATGTAGATAGATTTGCCATTACCTGTATTAGTACGGGCTTACATGCGTTTTCGATAAGTAGGTAGTTGTTCGGGCGGTGGTCGCCTCTTCTTGCCACTAGTTTACACGAACTGACAATTTAACAGTACGCGTTCTTTTTCTTGTCTTCATCTGTCTTGACATACTCTACACGAGTTGTTTCATCCAGATTGAAGAAGTACTCATTGTAGTCACTAAACACAAGATCAGGTGCGTGTAGCTTTACTAACATCTCGAAGAGTTCCCACGAGTCAATAGTGACGACCCAACGGGAGTCACCTTCCTCTTTAGTCAGCTTGAGGTTGTATTCTCGTTTCACTTCTGTCAACTTTCTAGCTCCTTCTAGCTAGTGAGCTATTACGATACACACCAGTAATAGCGAACATCCGAACAACCTTCGCACGAAAGGTTCCTCAAGAACCGTCATAAGGTTGTGAGGTAACTTTTATATATACATAGCTATAACTCTTACTGAGCTAGAAAGCCCTTGAGGGGCTTTTGTAGCGAAGTCTAGAGTTCAAAGCGAAGGAGAGATGGATATCTTCTCTCCGAGCTTTAGCTATTGGTTAAATACTTAGAACACAAGTTGTGAAGAAAGTTCCCGACTTTTACAAATCTTTACACTTCCTTACGCAATCTCTTACCTTTTCTAGTGTCGTTAAGACGGTACCTTATGTTTGGTATACTCTGTACGTTCTCCAACCTCTCGTTAATTTCTTTTACGAAATCAGGATGATACGTGTACTCTGGGTATCCATAATCTCTTTCCTCCGTCACTGCACGTACTTCCCCGCAACAGAAGCACCTACCTGTATGGTAAGTAGATACTGGACTCCAGTCCAAGCCCTTACCGTACTTAGTACCACACTCGGTACACAGTCCTGAGAACTCCACTTTACCCTGCATAGATACTCTCCCACTTCTTCTTACCGTCAATCAATCCTTTATGGTAAGCTTCGTCTACATTCCTGAAATCTAGCTCAACGCAATATCCGCCTAGTGGCGGGTAGCACGCCCACTGTTCGTTCAAGCAATACCCGTCTTCAAACCCTTGGTAGTACGCGTCACAGAACTCTCCGTATCCCCACGCTCTAGGAGCTGTAGCAAACAACACTACCACTCCTATCCAAAACGCAAAGAACACCAGCAGGATAGCCTTAAGGTATCCTTTGAGTTCCTGCTTACTACGTTCTTTCTCATCCCAAACCATTATAATATCTCTCCATTTAACATGATCTTACAATTCTTTACGCTCCACGGACCTTCTAGGTCAGTGCGTACCATCTGTGTGTTGTTGGTATAGTTACCTCCCTTCAAGCTCCAAGCACTCTTAGTGAAGCCTGTCAACGGATCACAAACATCCTCCGCCTCTTGCCACATCCTATACCACTCATCATACGTAAACTCCCACGTCTGACCTCTATCTATAGCCCTACGCTTAGCTCTATTGTATACCTGCTCAGGTCTTCTGGCCCTTCGTGCCCTGTCTTGGTTGAGACGGAAGCGATTCTTCTCATGATATCTCTTCTGGGTCCTAGCTCTACGCAGGACTTCAGTTATCTCTTGGTTCTCAGCAGCCTTCTCTTCCCTGCGTTTAGCTAACTTCTCCCTGTGTTCTTTACGTAATCTGACACTTTCTTTACGTTTCTTTACATTAGCCAAGTGTTCTTGTAGCTGAGCTTTCTCTTCTTCCTTCAATTCCTTGAGTATAGCTCTTAGGTCTGTCATCCGTATCCTCCATTATCTGGGGCCTCTAGGTATTGAGTAGAGACTTAGACAGTACCGCAAGCTGTAAGTTCAATCCCTTTATACCCTTCTTTACACATCTTTACATATCTTTACAGTTAAAATCAGCAGAAGTTCCCCGCTATCTAGGATACTCAGTGGATAGAAATAGGCCCCGCATAGGTCTTGGTACCCTATTTATGGCGCTCAGTAGCTCCACGGGAGCAAGCAGGGGGGTGCTTTTCTTGCTGTGAAACGCTGTGCTGAATGGCCCAACTACCTCCAGCTTTTTTTCTCTTTATAATATATCTAACGGCGGCGCTTCTGCTGTCGTTTAACCAATTGCGTTAACTGTTAACGCGTAACCTATGGAGTAGTAACATGAACAAACAATCTTTGAAAGTGAATGGTAACAAGTTGGTCTCGTTGGTATCGCTGGCAAGTGATGTGCAACAAGTACATCGTGACAACCTGTCCTATGCCATGCAATGCGCTATTGACGAAAGCGTCCCATTCTCAAAGCTTACGGGCTTTGTGTCAGATATCCTCGCGGAGACATATGACGCGCAGTTGCGCGCCGCTACGCCTCGCCCCGATAGTGAGGGCCGCAACCCGTCGGATAAGGGCTGGAATTATGGCGGTCGGGAAGGTAGCAAGCTGCTGGTATCTCGCGTTGGCTGTTATCGCAGTGCTAAGGATGGCGCTATCATTCTTGGTTCTAGCGTAGGCGTAGAGAAGTCTAACGTTTGCGGCGCGAAAGGCTGGATTAAGCACATCATGACTGTTACGGGATGTGATGTTGCACAGGCTATCCGCGAGTGGTTTGAGATGGACGTGGCGGCACGTCACCGCGCCCCAGTGAACGCTAGCGAGACCGTTACTAAGAAGGACCCAAAATGGCTGGCACCGATGGCTAAAAAGTATGGTGCCGAGTTTATCGCCATCTGCAAAGATCAGGGATTGACTGCAAAAGAGGCTAACGTGGTAGCCAGCGCAATTGTGGCAGCACGTGACAAAGCCCTGAAAGCTATCCTGAAAGCTAAGAAAGCCGCTTAGTACCTCCCTACTGGTAGTTCTACCATAGCCGGGCTGTACCCTCAGCCCGGTTTTTTTCCACCTAATTGCGTTAACTGTTAACGCAATCTCGGCGAAACCTCAATGAATGCACTACAGGAGGCTAGGCTAGCCCGTATTCTAGAATACCACGCTAATGCATTAATAGTTAATGCAATTTTGGAGTAGAGACATCATGAGCACATCATTCATCATTTTCTCAATCATAGTGCTGACTCTAATCGGCATCGGATTCATCATCAAAGGGAGATTACCATGAACCCACTAATACCTTTATACGTAATAGCACGTGGCCCGGAACATGCGGAAGCCATTATATACACAGACGATAAGGCACGGCATATCCACAAGCGACTGACTGATGAGCAAGTTACTGCACTCATTGACATCATGGAAAAAGGAGAAGACAGGAGAAGACAGATGAAATACAGAGGAAAATTCAAGATATCAATAGGCGATGTAGGCAGAGTGATAGTACCTAACCCCGACTTTTTAAGTAACGTCCCCTACAAAACCCGTAGGATTTGGGCTAACAGATTACGGGCACCAGAGTCGCAACAATGTAGAGACAGGATGGTGGAGCCTATCAACTCTAACTTTGAAGCCTTTGTAAAAGAGGGGATGCTATCTCGTAGCAGGTTCTCTGCTGATACTCCAATGTGCTGCTTGATGCACGGTCATGTTGCGTTCGGTGGCAGGGAAGCAGACCGTACTAAATTTCACCCTATGAACGGGCCTTTTGTAAAGGCAGTAGATGCATGTGATCCTGTGATTGCTTTGCTTAAGACCAAGGCACGGCATATCAGACGCATCCAAGCATCTGAATGCAATGACCAATACAAGCTAACTCTAACTCAGATAGCAGACTTGATCTGTCCGCCTGATGAGCATCTCTAAGTCACCCTTTGCGTTAACTGTTAACGCATTTACTTAACCCAACCAAAGAAGGGAGGAACCGAAATGATTGAATCATTCTCAGGTAATTGGTTTGCAGACTGTATTGTTATTGGCATACTCGTATGCTCATGTGCAATAGGTATCTCTGTTGCTGACAGGCAATACAAAGACGCAAGTACCTTAGTTGTAATACTGGCCCTGTTATTTGTGATGTTCACCAACATCGCTAGGCATGAGGAATTAACGTGGCTGTTGCCACCAAACGGAGAAGTGTATGGCTTACAAGCAAGCAACTAAAGTGGAGTACCGTCCGCCACTGTACAAAGGATGGTTATACTGGTCATTGCGTGGTCTAGTACATCTAGGTCAGGCAATGGCTTTGTTCGTAGGCGGGGCAGTTATACTGTTCCTTTTGTTATTAGTCGATACCATTTTGCGTTAACAGTTAACGCTTTTTAAGGAGAAGTAAAATGTCTAGATCACACATCAATATGCAAACATCCCACGTTAGTTGTGGAGTACTGGAAGTCGGTAGCCTGCTGGATAACATGGAACGTAACGCATGGGAGATAGCTAACCGGCTATACCATCCTGCTCATGGTAGTCCAGAGGCGTTTATCATGGCATCTGATTACGTGCGTGATGAGGAGGGTAGACCCTCACGTTCAGGGGTGTTGATGGCTTACTTAGAAGATAACAAGATGGTGAGGGGTGTTCGGACCACTCCAGCCGCTATTAACCCCAAGAGCGGTAATGTTATTGCTGTAATGGTGGGTACCATCAACCATGACGAGTTCAAAAAATGGTATAAGGAAGAATCAATCCGTAAACTTGAAGCGAGGATAGGATAATGCAAGCATCATTTCAACAGAAAGTATTCGAAGCACTGCCAGCAGCACAGCAACGTATAGTAGCTGCGCGTATCCATGACAAGCATGTTGTGGAGAGGAACGCTTTGCTACAGGAGGCTAACGCTATCATCAAGCGCGCCAATGAAGCAGAGGTAGCTATACGCCACGATCCACGCATCAAGAAAGCTATTCTCGATCAGTGGAATAAGGTGTTCCCACGTATCAAGAGCCTTAACTATACGATACGGGAACTGGACGCTAAACTATTTGACCTCATGGTCTAGGAGATATATCATGCCAACAGTACAAGCACAAGCACCCGGTACACGTGGAGGTGGTACACCTGCGTGGAAGTTAGCGTGGGTAGATACGTACCAAACAATTCCGCCCACCTTGGGCTTTCATCTGGTACCTGCTGGGCAGGAAGGAGGAACTATCTGGAAACGAGTGCAAGGTGACAGGGTAATCTATGTCATAGCACCTGTTAATATTACGCAACCATACAGGGTAATGCGTAGGTATCTGGGCAATAACAAGTTCAAGGATACCTTTGACCTGACCAAGGAGTTTTCTAAGCTAATCTTGGAGGGGTTTAATAACATGGCCCTGTTCAATTCAACACGGGAAGGAGAAGTATAATGCAAGATACCCTGCTTGGGTATATACAAGCTACCTGTGCTATCCTGAGAGACTGGCTCTTGATAGCGGTATTAATGTCGCTTGTATTTAGTAAGATGGTGGTGTACCTAGCACCACTGGAAACCTCAACTGCGTTAACAGTTAACGCAATTACAACGGGAGCATGCATATGAGTAAGAAAGTAAAGAAAGAAAAGGAGGATGTAGCTGTTATCACTGATGGCTTGTTCATCTTCTATGGCTTTGCTATGGAAGTAGGTGGCAAGCAGCGTGCTATCGGTGTGTATATAGCGGACAAGGATTTCAATAATATCTTTTCCCGTATACAGAAGGCTATCACATCCTCTCTTAAGCTGGATGAATCCTGCTTTGAGTTGCGTATCATCACCCCCCTCAACAGTGATGGTACCTTCAAGTATGATAGGGCAGGCGACATCAAGCCTGACGTAACTATAGAGATAGGCCCTGTGCAGGCTGTAGCCTTAGCTAGGCTGGAGGATGGTGAAGAGTGGGATGACAGGTACAAGCGTACCACTGCCCCGGATACACCTAAGCTACCAGCACCTAAGGAAAGTGCTACTAAAGTTACGGAGGATACTAGTACTGCCTCTATGTTTACGCAGGAAGTGTTTGTATCCGCAGTAATTAAACCATTCTCATACTCATATATGTATGAGCGTCAACCATTAACTGGAGTATAGCATCATGCAATTTCAAATAGGAAATGATACCGAGTGGGTAGACCACCGTCTACTGAGCACCAATGACATAAGTGTATGGAGTCAGTACGACCAGCGGTTAAGCCGCTTGGGTAGTAAGAAGGCACCGCGCACAGTCATGGGCTTTAACGTACACTCTGATGGTGTATTCGCAGAAGGTGCTACCCCTATAGCAACTAGTGGTGCTGAGTTCATGACCTCTGTCATGCGTATGCAACATGTACTCTCGCAAGAGATGGAAGCTGATGTTGTAGGTGTAGACTGCCTCGATCTGCGTCCAGTGGTTGCTCAGTTTAAGGAGCACTGTCCCTTCCTAAACAAAGAACGTAGGGTACACGGATGTGATCGGGATATGCTGGACGGTCAATGGAGGACGGTACCTAAGTACGTACCTAACATCCCTCTTAAGGAGTCGGGCTTCCACATACACATGACGTTGCGACCAGATATCATTGACGATTATACTGCTCTGTCAGATGTTGCTCAGGGTTTCTACGAAGAGACTAAGGTTCTCCACACAGAACTGGAATCTCCGTGGCCTGCGTACTATCGAGTGCCGGGAGTATTCCGGCCCAAGCCTTATGGTATAGAGTATCGTGCGCTTGGTGCCAGTATTGCTAATGATATAGACAAGCTGACGTTCGTAGCTAGTGCTATAGAACGGTTCTTAACTAAGCACTTCACAGATGCAGGGAGGGTATACGCATGATCGGTTATCAAGGAGCGACTATCGGAGATTTCTACCGATACTTTAACGGCAGTGTTATCTGGAGATATACGCGCCAGCCTGCACAACGGGGTGAGGTACACCCGTACTACCTGCACTGTGCTACATCTCATTCACACGAACTCTTTGACGAAGAGAGTGATGATCCTGAGGAAAGAGTACAGATGGAGGATAGATCAGATATACTGGCTACCTCAGTAGAGCATGAGGCGACACCTCTAGGTCAGGATGATACCATTACCGTAATGGGTGATGATCTAGTCAGGCCCGGAGAGTGGGTTATATTCCGTGTACCTTTAGGCTACGCATCAAACGCAGAGGGTTCAAGGTTAGTACGTATCTCCCACACCAGCAGGCGTGGTATGGCTAAGGGTCTACGCACAGAGTATATGCAGACACACAGCACGGGCCTGTATCTCTTAGGTATGGACTCCTTTGAAGGTGCTGCTAACATACGTGTTGCTCTCCAGTGGTTCGGTAAAGTCTTACTCATGACACACAACCACGCAACAGCCCCCTTCCTGTCAGCTACAATGGCGCACAGATTCAGGCGAGAGGCGGCGTTAACAGTCATGGGTAGTAGTGCTGCCACTACGAAAAGAGTAGCAGCTATATCTGGCAGGCTAGCTGTAGCCCGTGCTATTACTGGTACAGAGGGGTGGGTTACTCACCTACTGTACGATGGTAACTCTATAGGTCTACTAACTATAGAAGATGGCGATCGTATCGTCTTTACCGATACTAGAGATAAGGGAACACTCTCTTCCCTTGAGCGTACCTACCTCCAGCGATACTTACTGGATGTATTTGTTGATAGAGTTGTAGTTTAACTAATAGGAGTAGTTGATATGCATATGACTAAAGCAGTATATGGCAGCCTACGGGTGGGCCAGTATAATTGGGAGCATAGCTTCAAGCACGCACGGCTAATCCATGCCAGTGATAAGGTTAAGGGATTCACTATGCGTACTAACGGAGGGTTCCCCGCAGCATTTCGTACAGACGACCTCTCTAAAGAAATAGAGGTGGATGTGTTTGATCTGTCGTCACTTGACCCAAGCATTACCCAAGCAGTAGATCGCATGGAGGATGGGGCAGGTTACGATTTAATTACAGTAGTAACTGAGGCAGGGTACGAGGTGGGTATGTACGTGATGAAAGACGACAGTGCGTACAGGTTCCCAACACCCGTGCCCTCTGGTAACTGGTTAGACTACACAGGAGTATATTAGAATGAGTAATCTATTAGCAAAGCCTGAGGAAGGTATCGACTCCCTTCTACATAGTAGGGAAAGTTTAAGCAGGCATATCATTGGTGCGGGTATATCTATATATGATGCCTTAGCATCTATATGCTTAGGCCAATTTCCCTCAACCAGACTGAGCATAGATCAGGAAGGTATCAGGGGTGAGTACGTATGCATGACTTCTTATTCAGTGCTATCTATGTGCGGAGGCTATCACAGCGTTCTTGTAGAGCGTAGCCTGCTTCCTAGCGTAGAGAAATGGCACGAGCCTGATCGCACTATACATGGAACGCGTTACGGGGAGGACATGGATATAAGGGGTATTGGTTTGGTAGAGATCATTGATACTGACGTTAAGCGACTGCGTAAACTCAACGCAGTGTTGAAGCGCAGTAACATGAACAACAAGGAGATTCCTGATAGTGACTATAGGATATCCTATGATGGTAAGATCAGCAAGCCTATAGCAGATGGCACTTACCCCTCGCTAGTAGGTATCTTCTGCTGTGATTGGGTGACTGCTCATGACGAGCGTGCTGCTCAGGTAGAGTGCTATAGCTGTGGTATGTGTATGCCCTGCCTTGATGGGGAGTACAATGAATGCCCAGATTGTGGGAATAGTTTTATAGAGTACTCCTCGTTAAGTAGATGTATTAGTGACACGAGGATATTAGGTGACTCCCGTGCAACTTCCTTTGTAGGGTATCAGTTAGCGAAGGAGTGCCCTAAGGAGGAGGTGTTTGATGTGGGGTTTGATCTTAACGGAGGATATAAAGTATCTCCTCAGGTTGCTAGTATTTATTGTAATCATGGTATACATGGAGGAAACTTACGCTTAGCTAAGCTAGGCTTTCCTTACTGGAAGTATGAGGATGATTCCAAATACCACCATAATTTACCGTGGTCTAGAGTTATGCCTAAGTTAGGCCTCGATCCTGATAAGTCTTGGTTAGATACACTAGTTGGTCAGGCTGCTCACTCTACTAAGACGATGCACTTCCCTCTGTTTATTACCTGCTTCGGGGTACAGGCGTCTAGTACACCTGTTGTAATGGCTAGACTGTGCTCGCTTACACGCGAGGAGAAGAGTGAACGTGGGTTGGATGTAGTTAGGCCTAGGTTTATGGGTACTAATCCATACGAAGGCTTTCATTATATCTACGGGATAGCTGTTGTGGTAACAAATCCACGTAAGTTCCTTAACTACTATGGAACTGCATTGAATACATCTATTGTAGATTTACTTTCTAAGAAGGAGAACTCTAATGAGCATTGATACTAGGGTTGGTATAGAGATTGAACTTGAGAGCAACCTACATACCATGACTAACGCATACCGATGGGCTAGTGAGAACACTAATCTATGGGAAGTGGTGGCTGATGGTTCTTTGAGGGGAGGTATATACGGATGGGAACTTCGTACACGGGGGCAGGGTATACCCTACCCTCAGTTGCTACAAGCACTCCATTCTGTGTCCTACTTGCTGAATGGAAACAGCGACACGTGGCGTGCGGCTGTGCATGTTCATGCTGATTGTACCTCGTTACGTCCCGATCAACTGGCGTTGGCATACGCTATGTCAATAGCTACTGACGAGTGTATGTTCACTAGCACCTCACCTCACAGGCGAGAGTCTAACTTCTGCGAACCTGTGCTCAATCAGTTAGAGGAGTGCATGTATGTGCTTAGGAGACTTTGTTCTGGGCACGAGAGGTTTGAGACTAATAAGTACTCAAGTGTGAACATCACCCGGTTATGGGACTTGGGTACTATTGAGTTCCGCCACCTCCAGACACCTGCATTTGGGGAAACCTTCAATGATGTGGGAGCAGGCGTGCGTGCTATCAACTCGTTCGCTAAACTAGCAGCAACTATACCTTATGTAGTTAAGCTGGTTTCAGATCAACGCGTTATTAACATAGGAGAGGAACCAGATCAGTTCATGAGGACGTTATCTGTTTGCTTAGACTATGCTACTAACTTAGGCATGACAGCTGCGGCTGAGACAGTACTTACTATAGGGGCTACAGTACGTGACTCTGTAGTAGAAGATGCTACCTACAGAGTGAACGCAGGAAGGACCTCAACACCTAATATTGATGCTTTCCTCGCGTCCTATGATGTAGGCGCTACCCTAGGCGCTAGGCCTAGACAGGCTTACCAAGTGTCACTTGATGATGCTATAGAGGAACTCGCACCTATGTTTAGGAATAGAACTAACCAAGAGGAGAATGTGTAATGTGTGGTATTATTGGATTTGTATCTGGAAGGAAATCAGGGGCTAGCGCACAAGAAATCAAAGCTGTGCGTGATTTGTTCATAGCTGGTGAAGTGCGTGGCACAGACTCAGCTGGATTGTTATGGGCAGAGAAAGGCTATCGTAAAGGTGCGGAAGCTATTAAGATGTACTACGACAAGGACGTAGTATCACCAAGCGCATTACGTACTAAGGCCTTATGGGGAGCCATGACTGACTCGTTGTTCATACTAGGTCACAATAGAGCAGCTACCCTAGGTGCTGTTACGCAAGAACTGGCCCATCCATTTGCCTTTGGATATGTGTCGGGTGTTCACAATGGTACGGTGTTAGCATGGAAGACTGCTCTCAAGGATCATATCACTGACGCAGAGATGGATTCTATGGCTATCATGGAGGCATTGAACTCAGTTGATAGTGATACGAGTAGTGTGGTAGAAGTTCTGGAGAAGATTGAGGGCGGTGCTTACGCATTAGCATGGGCAGACAATCGCACCAAGACTATTAACCTAGCACGTAATGCTGATAGGCCTTTGGCTCTAGCATACACTAAGACTGGCGGGTTATTCTTTGCTAGTGAACTGCGTATGCTGGAATGGGTACTGGAACGCAATCATATCAAGGCTGATTGGTCTGGTAATATGGAAGTACATACCCTGATAAAGATTCCTTATGATGGTGGTGAGGCTACGGTAGAGGATTACTCCAGTAAGATACCTGTGTATACTTCTTATCAAGACTACTACCAGCAGGGGAGGTCTATGTATCCGGATCAAAGGTTGTGGGAGGATGTTTGGGAAGAACTAGAGGATGATCTAACTCCCTTCCGATCTCCTTCTCAGGGTAACACTATGACTATTCCGTCCCGTTTAGTAGTAAAGGACACGGAGGGTTTACCCAAACGACACTACCTAACTCCGGGTGTATTGACCAACATACATCAGGCTGTGACTAACTTGTTTGGTATCTTTCCTAACAAGGATGCTGCCTCCACTATGAAGGAGTACCTACGTACCTACGTAGAGCCTGCTGTAGAGGGAGGTAAGCAGACTGCAATAGGAGGACTATCGGTACCTGTGGTGGTGTCCGGTATAGACAATCAAGGAAGTGCCCAAGGCTTTGTTTACCTAAAGGGTGAGCGTGATCCCCTACCTGTACAGGTGTACATCTCTAACCAACATGCACGTCATGCTATTGATAGTCTGTTAGCGGGAGGTGAGGTAGTAGTTTTAAACAACGTAGAGGTAGAGGGGATTGATCTGTACTCGATGGGCGTAACAGGATTAGTGTGTAGAGCGTGGTACTATGGCCCCTCCTTTATTGAGGCTACCCATCCTGTTGATACCATTGAGATAGATGTAGCTGATCTTGAGTCGCAGCATCCAGCCCAATACAGTGACATAAAAATTAACTGGTGGGAAGGCTGGAAGGCTTCGGGTAATAGTGTACACTAAGTTTGCGTTAACTGTTAACACAAAAGGAATACGATTATGAGAGACACAGTAGTGATATATAGTAGGAGTCGGGCTAGAGGTAACTCAAGCCATGCCTTACTCTTAGCCTTGAGAGCACGTTTACCTAGAGTAATACGTGTGACTAGGAATACCGAGAGAGTACAGTGTAGCAGAGTAAAGTACGTGATTAATCACGGCGCTACTACAGCACCTCCGTGGGCAACACGATACCTTGATGAAGTACCGTGGTATAATACGCCTGAGATAATCATGACCTCATCTAATAAGCTGATGATGTTCAATGCTTTACATGATTGTCCTGTGCTACCTGTAGATACTACACCTGCTCGACGCGTAGCGGAGGAGTGGATAGAACAGGGAAGCAGGGTTATGGCACGTACAATGATACGCTCTTCTCAGGGTAATGGTATTGTTATATCTCCTGATGATCCTCTACCCAATGCTAGCCTGTACACCAAGGTCTTTACAGGCCCTAGGGTAAGGGAGTACCGAGCGTACATCGTAGCAGGTAAGTGCGTTGATCTGGTGGAGAAACGTAGGTATACCAAGGAACGCAGGGAACGGATAGGTATAGAGAGTAACATCTATACCAAGCTGGTACGTGCCCACAAGAATGGGTGGGCCTTCTGTCGCAACACGTTCGACGTGAATGAGGAGGACAAGTCTACCCTAATGGATGCTGGTACTACTGTAGCTAAGCACTTCAATCTAGGGTGGGGAGCAGTTGATCTTATAGCGTCCTTGTCTGACGATAAGGAGTTGCTTGAAGTGAGGGCTATTGAAACTAATAGTTCTATCGGACTTACTAACGATCAGACTACTGTAGATAAACTGGCAGACGCATGGGCGGAGGTGATCGCATGACTAAGTATATGCTATGGGCATGGAACTTATCCGAGTATATCATAGTCGGATTATTTATAGCCCTGTTAGGTGCAATGATAGTTAACATTATAGTAACTACACTAAGGAGGAAGTGAGATAAATAACCTTTGGGTTATAAAGCACTGACTAATTAATAGCTTTTACGTTATATAAATGAACTTATAGGAGAAAGTGAAATGAGTAAACAATGCGCCAAAGAAGAAACCGGCGGCTATTGCTGCTGCAACTGCGAGCACCAAGACGAAAGCGGGGATTTTGAGTGCTTGCATTGCAAACTTGCGGAGTTGGAGTCCTCTAATCTAGCGTTGAAGAGATTGCTAATCGAGTACAACGAGCAGATTGTGAGGATGGAGGCGGAGAAGTTTAAAGAGGAGGAGGAATCATGAGCCGAGCATTACTAGCCCAAGCCTTGGGGGATAATCCTGTCCCCTATAGAACAGTCTGCCCCGTATGCAAAGGAGGTGACAGTACGGAGCAGTCGCTAGTATTCTGGACAGGTAATGATGGTAAGGTATTAGCTACCTGCCATCGTAACAGTTGTCCCATCGAGACTGTACCAGTGGAGTCTGCTGGTGACGCGCCAGTTAAGGTACGTACGTTCAGCGACGGGCCTGCTATGATGGCGTTATGCAATCCAGTAAAGACGTGGTTGAATGATGCGTACGAGTATAAGTTCAATCACGAGCTTATACGTGATCTAATTAAGCAGGCTGTGGGTACGTCGGGGAATAGTAGCGTTTTGGTACTACCCATGTACAGTAGGGATCGTCTTACTATCGAAGGGTTTATCAGTAAACCTGTCTGCCCTAGCCCCGGTCAGAGTAAATCCTATACTACTTTGATTAAGGACAGCACTGGTATGAGTTGGTACTTTGGTTCTGCTCTAGCTGATGTGTATGGGAGGGATGTTGTGATTGTAGTGGAAGACCCTCTATCAGCTATCGCCTTGTTCCAGCTAGGGTATCACGCAGTATCTTTGAACGGTACGCATCTCAACGAGAAGCGTATACAGGAATTGGCTGGAGCTACCCGTCACCTTGTACTAGCACTGGATGCCGATGCTACTGCTACTGCTATTACGTACCAGCGTAGGTACGGTAGTAGGTTTGGAACCTGCCGTGTCCTGAGGTTGAGGAAGGATATCAAGGACACACCCAACAAGGAGGCTAGGGCTATAGTTAGCACCTTCCTAGGAGAAAATTGATATGAAAAGTTGTGTAAAGATAGGTAAGATTTTCTATACATATGATGTAATGTTAATGTAGGTAAGGAGATTTTCCTTGACCTAAATTTACAGAGTAAGTCTACGATAACCGCACCATACCCCCTCTTTACCATCAGTGTAAAGGTATGTAAAGATAAGAACTAAACAGCGGTGTCCGTATCTAACTAGCTACAGTTAAAGTTAATTCGATACGCAATAGCTAAGTTAATGGGGGCCTCTAGGCCCCCTTTCTAACTAAGCTATAACTATAAAAGGAAAGTAAATGTTCGAAGCAAAAGTACTCGCTGCTTTTCTGAAAGACAGAAAAGACTTCGATGCTTGCGTGAATCATCTGGATAAAAAGAGCTGGTCGCCTATCGGCTCAGCTTTGCTAGGAGCAATTGAGTCGTACTATCATCGTGATGCTGAGGCTAACTCAGTAGACATTGATATCTTCAAGGCTGCTCTACAGCGTAAGTTCAAGGATGTTCCCAAGCATCTAGATAAAGCCGAGTCTTTGGTAGTAGAGATACTGTCGATAGATAGTTCGTCAGTCAACGCAGTTGCCGAAGTGTTGGCACACAAGAGAGCGTTGATAGGTACTGATCTAGCAGATGCTCTACTAGCACAAGACGATAACAGAATAAACCTGTACCTACAGGAGTACGCTGACCTAGCGGAAGCGTCCGTACTGGAGGATACTGTTGAGGAGGAATACTGCGATGTAGGACTAGAGGCGTTAGAGAATAGATTCGAAGAGGACGGTGCGTGGCACCTACCTCCACGAGAACTAAGCAAAAGGATTCGTGGTGGGCTGAGGCCGGGGCACTCTGTGATTATAGGAGCAAGGCCTGAGAGAGGCAAGACACTACTAGGAATTAACATAGCGGCAGGCCTGCTAATGCAGGGAGCAAAGGTACTATACATAGGAAACGAAGACCCCGTACCTGACCTTATCTTAAGACTGCTGTCCTCATTGTCAGGTATGAATGAAGATCAGTTGTTTGCTAATAAGGAACAGGCGCTTGAGATAGCACGCGCTAAAGGGTATAGCAATTGCGTATTCGTAGGACTAAGCCCCGGTACTATGTACGAAGTGGAAGCGTTAGTACGAAAGCATGAACCTGATATCCTGATTGTAGACCAGATGCGTAACATCACTGCCAACAAAGCAGAGACAAACACACAACGACTGGAGTTGGTGGCTAGAGAGTTACGCAACGTAGCCCGTAGACATAACTGCGTTAGCATTGCAATGACTCAGGTAGGCGACTCAGGTCGCAACAAACTGATTCTAAACGATGGGGATATAGATGGTAGTAACACAGGTATACCCGGAGCATGTGACGTTATCATCATGGCGGGTAGTAATGAAGACTACGAACTAAGGAACCTGCGTATGCTTACGTTAGCTAAGAATAAACGGGGAGGTAATCATGATAGCTTTACGGTAATGGTAGACAGGAATCTGTCAAGGGTTATGAGTTATGAGCACTAATATATTCTTTATCTCCGACCTACATCTTGGCCATAAGAATTTACTAGCTTGGTCGGGTGACGTAAGGAAAGGAGAATCAATAGAGGAGCACGACGCATGGCTTGAGGATAACTGGCGTTCAGTAGTTCGGGGTAATTCCGTGGTATGGGTGCTAGGGGACGTAGCGTGGAAGAGGGAGGCTCTGTTACGTATGAAGAATTGGCCCGGCTCAAAGCATCTTATCATGGGCAACCACGACGGATACTCTTTGGATGTATACAGAGAAGTGTTTAATGTTATTCGTCCCGGTTTGTGGGCATATAAAAGTATGTGGTTATCACATGCTCCTATCCATGAACTAGAATTGAGGGGCAGAGTTAACGTACACGGGCATGTACACAAGCAGAGTATCCCTGACCCGCGCTACTACAACGCTTGCGTAGAGAGTGTTGGTGGTATTCCTAGGAGACTGGATGAGGTACTTGATACCTTCTCTAGTAGAGGCATTAAGGTGGGCTTATGAGTACTTACCTACCACCGTGGTTAGAACGACCAGACCCAGAGATATACAGGACAGGAGAACCTCTGTTCCTAGACTTTGAGACTACCAACATAGAGCATGGTAGCGCTCTAGTAGAGGATAACCGAGTTGTCTTGTCCTGCTGGAAGTTCCGGGGCACTAAGCACTACTGTTGGGGGGGAGAGTTCGATCAGGCTGAGTTAGTCAAGGCTTGCAGAGAAGCAGACTTCCTTGTAGCACACAACGCAAAGTTTGAATTGCAGTGGCTACATAGATGTGGGCTAGACATAGGCACAGTCCTAGTCTACTGCACCTTCGCAGCAGAGTGGGTTATAGCGGGGAACAGACGGTGGAGACTTAGCCTAGAGGAATGTATGAATAGGCGCAACCTTCCCGGTAAGCTGAGCGTGGTTAGTAATTTAATAAACGCTGGTGTCTGTCCTTCTGACATACCTCGTAGCCTTTTGTTGAAGTACTGCGACTTAGACGTAGCAAAGACTGAGGAACTTTTCTACGCACAGTTGTCAGAGATGGAGGATACTAGACTACTACCCATCGTGTTCACTAGATGTATAGTCATACCGCCTCTGGCGGATATAGAAAGAAACGGACTACATCTTGACGCAGCTAGGGTAGAGGAAGAGTACAACAAGACTCTCGCTAGGTACATAGAAGTTAGAGACAAGCTGGACATATTGACTGGTGGTATCAACCCGAAGTCACCTCCACAGGTAGCTACCTTCGTGTACGGAGAGTTAGGATTTGCTGAGGCTAAGGACAGGCGCGGGAACTTTATCAGGAACAAGCCTAATAAACAATTCCCGGACGGTATGCCTAAGACAGATGAGGCTACCCTGCTATCCCTGAATCCTACAACAGACAAGCAGAGAGAGTTTATTAAACTCAAGAAGAGACAGGGACAGTTGTCCGCTGCTCTAGATAAGAACTTGTCTATGTTTGTAGGTGCTTGTAGGGAACAGGACGGTATTATCTATGCGGAACTTAGACAGGGGCGTGCTGTCACCCATAGACTAGCCTCCTCTGGACGCTCAGTTTATTACAAGATGTTCGATGCTGAGAAGGGATGCCAGTTCCATAACTTGCCAAGGGCGTACAAGAGATTGTTCTCTCCGCGCAATGAGGGCTGGCTTATAGGCGAAGCCGATGGAGCACAGCTAGAGTTCCGGGTAGCCGGACATATAGGTGACGATGATGTAATTAGACGGGAACTTTTAGAAGGATATGATGTCCATCTATATACACAAGAGGTTATTTCTGCCCACGGTGGTAAGGATATAACTAGAACCACGGCAAAGGCACATACATTTAAACCACTATACGGAGGTAGATCAGGAACAGACGCAGAGAAGGCATACTACGAAGCCTTTGGGGAGAAGTACTCCTCATTGAAGGATACGCAGGAGTCATGGTGCATTCAGGTAGGTAACAATAAACAGTTTACTACTGAGTGGGGCATGACCTTCTACTACCCAGAGGCCCGTGTAAGTCACACAGGATATTTAAATGTGCGGACCAAGGTATTTAATATACCAATACAAAGTTTTGCAACCGCTGACATTATCCCAATAGGACTTGCGTATGCTTGGTACAGATTACGGGGAGCACAGACGTTCTTAGTAAACACAGTGCATGATTCTCTGGAAGCAGAGATACACCCGGAAGAAGTTCAGTTGTACAAAGATGTAATGATTCAATCGCTATCACATGATGTGTATAGCTACTTAGATAAGGTATACGACGTGCAGTTTTCAGTCCCCCTTGGCGTTGGTATTACCATTGGAAAATATTGGGGGGAACTACCCGAAGGGGAGGACGAGATTAAAGTATCTATCCCAACCCCATTCGATAAAACAGGAGAAAGGAAGGAATGAAAGTTCAAGGCGTATTAACAAAAGCGTACCGAAATGATAATAACATTCACTCTATTAACGTGAATGATACTTGGTATGGTACATACAAAGATGATTACAGTAGCCTAGAGGGACAGTACGTAGAGTTTGAGGCTACGCAGAAAGGCAAGTACTGGAACGCAGGTGCGGTTAAGCCAACTGCTCCACCAGCTCAGGCTGCTAGTTCTGCTAGCACAGCAGCAACCTTGACAGGGGATGCACGGCAAAGCAGCATCGTGGTACAGTCCTGCTATAAGGTAGCTGCTACCCTGTTAGGTAGCCTTATCCAAGCAGACGCTGTTACGCTTGGGGCTAAAGGCAAGGCATTCGATAATGCAGCAGCGTTGCTAGATGAATTGACTCTCAAGATTTACAAGAACTGTATCAACCCTGAGCCTTTCGTCTCAGCAGTACAGGACGATGATGCACCGGGACCGGGGGATGATTACGATCCAATGGAGGCATAATGAGAGGCAAGTTAGCTAAGTCTATTAGGCAGTACGTAAAGGAGAGGTACTCGTTTGCGAGTACCGATCCTCTCTACACTCAGGGTGCTAACGGAGTAATCATGCTAGCCCCGCAGTGTCAACGAAGCCACTATCAAAGGCTTAAGAAAACCTTGATGCGCCAACGAAGCGCAAGTTAATATAACAATGGGCGGAGATGCGGACAGGATTGGGGATTCCCGGTCGGCGCATCTAAACAGAGCGATCTGTCCGCCCACCCTTACAGGAGAATGTAATGAAGTTTAGTAAAGAGTTCGTGCAGTATGTAGAAGATAGCCTGTCCTCACAGATGGACGACATTAAGTTTGGTGAGACTATTGAAGATATCTCTAGTCCTTTCTATCGGGTAGCCCCGGTTATTAAGGTACTGGACGGGGTACCCATCCCCGTGTATGGTGTCTTCAATCGTACCACTAACCTGATGGAAGTAGAAACGCGGCAGTACCAAGCCGCACGTGATTGGGTATCAGCCTTGTCAGACTTAATGGCAAAGCAAATCGAAGGGACGTTGGAGCAAACAACGCTTGACTTCCCGGATGCCGAAGCACGTCAAAGCACTCACTGATATGGACTGGGTGTGGAAGGCAACCGCGATAGGAATACCAATCCTAATTATATGGTTGATGATTAAAGATATGAGCAGAGACAGGAGACCGTAATGAGAGCGTTAGTAGATGGAGATGTATTAGTCTACCGCTGTGGCTTTGCGGCTGAGAAAACTCTGTATACTGTAGTGGATAGGGAGGTGGGTATTCCCACCTTCCAGTCCTACGTAAACAAGGAGGTAAAAGAGTTCTTAAGTAAGCAAGAGAATCCTGAGGGGTTTGAGGTAGTACGGGAGAAGGAAGTCAGTCCCCTTAACCACGCACTAACAAACCTGAATACTTCCCTGAGCTATATAGGAGAGATAACAGGAGACTCTAACCCTCTGGTATTCTTAAGCGAGGGTCAGTGCTTTCGTCATAACATAGCAACCATGCTGGAGTATAAAGGCAATCGTAAAGATGCAGTTAAGCCAGTACACTACGCTGATATGAGGAAGTATCTGATAGACCAAAAAGGTGCGCAGGTGTTTACTAGTGTAGAGGCAGATGATGCTCTGGCCTTAGCACAGAATGACAGCACTGTAATAGTAACAGTAGACAAGGACCTGCTACAGGTTCCCGGTAAGCACTTCAATTGGGTGACTAAGAAAAAGTTTCTAGTTACGCCAGAGGTAGGCATACAGAAAAAGTACCAGCAAGTACTGACCGGCGACCTAAGCGTAGACAACATACCGGGCATCCACAGATGCGGTCCCGTGACAGCCAAGAAAATACTCTCTCTTGTAAACCCTACAGAGGAAGTGCTAAGAGAAGTATGTGAGGCTAAGTGGGCTGAGTACCTAAACTCTGACCTACCTAAACCAACTGATATGGAGTTAGTAGAGGGTAAGTACAGGTACACTGCTTGGGATGGTCGTGTAGTTAACGCTACGCTGGAGGATATCGTTGATGAGGTACAAATACTAATAACTATGGGAGGTCAACATGCCGAGAAAGCGCTACGGGAAGCAGGCGAAGAAGTACCTACCCCTTGAAGAGCGTAGGGGAAAGAGACTAGCTCCACCCCCTCCGTATCGTTCATGGCTAGAGGCTGATGTAGCCCAAGACTTAAAGAAACGAAAGATTAAATTTGAGTACGAAGCAAAGACTATCATATTCGTAGAGCCAGCAAAGACTAGAAGATACACTCCTGACCTATGTATAGGGGAACTAATCGTAGAGATTAAAGGTCTATGGACTGCGGCTGATAGAAGAAAGATGAGTGAGGTTATTGAGCAGCACCCTGATCTAGATATAAGACTGCTGTTCGAACAAGATAATCTCATATCAAAGAATAGTAAAACCCGTTACTCCGCATGGTGCGAGAGACGAGGAATCAAATACGCTATAGGTAAACAAGTACCTGAGGAATGGATAAATGAATATAAGTAACACACACGTAGCAGTTGGAGGCTCATTGCGTACTCCGGGTATAGTAACAGTACTAGGAGGTCGTCATTACAATGTACTGACAATGACTCCTGATGATGTAGAGATTGAGGATATTGCATGGGGCTTAGGACGTACCCTTCGGTATGGCGGTCACATCAGAGAGGACTACACAGTAGCCCATCATTGTATCGTAATGTCACACTTAGTCCCAGAGCAGGATGCGCTAGAAGCATTGCTACACGACGCAGGTGAAGCCCTGCTTGGCGATATTATCTGGCCTGTCAAGGCCTTGTTCCCTGCGATTGAGGCGCTGGACTGTCAAGTAACCAGTACTATCATGCAGGGTGTAGGCTGTTTGCATGAGCGTCTAAACGTAGACGGTAAGGAACAGTACGTTAAGTGCAGGTCTGTAAGAGAAGCCGATCAGAAACTGCTGGAGCATGAGTGCTTCGGGTTTGGTAGGGCGGGTGTGTACCATCCTGACGTAGAGAGTGCTTGGTTACACGCAGCTAACGAGCACGATCAGTGGTGGTATGCGCCTATGTACGCTTTCTTGGAAAGATACGATCAGCTAAAAGGAGCAGAGCATCTCAATCTGGATAACCTTACTAAGCGCTGGTTCCCTGACGACGTAGACGCAGGTCCTCTGGAGATGGAAGCTACTGATGAGCAGGCTGCGGAGTTGGTAGAGATTCTTACAGGGAGTAGCAAGCAATGAAGACTTTAGTAGTAGGTATTACTGGTAAGGCTAGGTCAGGTAAAGATACGTTAGCCAGTATTATACAAGAACATCTACAGCCGTATGCTGTAGTAGTACACAAACTGTCTATGGCCTCTCCTATGAAGACTATGGTAAGCCATCTGTTCTGGCATATGGGTTATGATGCAGAGGAAGCTATAGTGTCTATGGTGGACGGGGAGTTAAAGGAAGTTATTGTTGAGGGAATTAATGCTAGTCCACGCAAGATACTGCAAACCCTAGGAACTGATTGGGGACGTAACATGATCCATGAGGACCTCTGGATCGAGTGTATGAAAGGCATGGTCAACGCTTATGAAGGTGATCTAGATATACCTCGTATAGTATTGATACCAGACATACGCTTTGACAATGAAGCAGAGAAACTCTGCGATATTGTTATACGAATCGAGAGGAAAGACGCAGGAGAAATACGTAAACATGCATCGGAGAACGGCGTTGACGATCAGTTTGTGCATTATACTATCTTTAATGATGATAGTATCAAGGCACTTGAGGTAAACGCTATGGACCTTGTTGATATTATCAAGGACGCAGCGTTCAGGAAGGTGACGTGATGGGGATAGGAGGTATACTTGAAGTGTCTAGAGTGGACTTGTATCACATCTTACAGGCGTTAGAGGAAGCTAAGCAAGAGTTGGAGTTCTGTGAAGATCATAACGATATCTTCTTGTTTAGCTCTGAGTCTATCGACTTGATTAATAGTTCCATTGAAATCATAACAAGTGCTGTGGGTATTCCGCCTCGGCATACAGAAGAGGAAGACTTTGATGAGTACAGCACAGATGAGTATGATCCTGCTGAATTACGCTTCGACTGATAGAGAACAAACTATCGTTCGGGAACGTATCAAGCACGATTCAAATAGGAAGACAGCAGAAGCCTTAGGTTTGCCTAGGCGTTCTGTAGACTACACCATGAAGAAGGTTCTGGAGTTAGCCGCAGCAGACGGGCACACAGGAGAGTTAGCTAAGCCGAAGATTCTTATCTTGGATATTGAAACGGCTCCAATGCTATCTTACCTGTGGTCCTTGTGGGCTAAGTACGTTAACCCAGATATGCAGGAGAGTACCACGTACATCCTATCGTGGGCAGCTAAGTGGTTGGACGCAGACGAGACCTACCATGATGCACTGATATACAATGATAACTATACTCCGGGAACGGAGGACGATCATCGTATGCTCACAAACATCTGGAACTTGCTAGACGAAGCAGAGTTTGTAGTGGCGCATAATGGCGATAGGTTTGATATCAAGCATCTTAATACAAGGTTCTTGCTAGCAGGCCTGCAACCACCCAGCCCCTTCAAGAAGATTGATACTCTTAAGATCGTTAAGCGTACCTTTGCTTTTGATAGCAATCGTCTGGACTTCATACTCAAGCAGTTGTTCGGGTATGGCAAGGATGATAGTGGGGGATTTGAGACTTGGCGACAGTGTGTAGCCGGTGTCAAGGAAGCATGGGATAAGTTAATTACTTATAACATTGCTGACGTAGAGAAATTAGAAGAGGTATACAAAGCTATACGCTCTTGGGATCACTTACATCCTAACGTAGCTGTAAGGCTAGCTGATGGTGAGCATGTTAACTGCACAGTATGCGGCAGTCAGAACATGGAACTAACAGACAAGCAAGTACAGACTACTACAGGACTGTTCAGTGTGTATCGTTGTGGTGACTGCGGTGCTACCGCTAGGTCTAGGAGAACTCTCCTTGAACCTGCTAAGCGTGCAGCGTTGCTAGTCAAGGCAATTTAAAGGAGAAGGATGATGCATCCTAAGATAGAGACACGAAGAAACAAAGTAGCTAAAGACCCTATGCGTATGAGTTCCGAAGAACTTATAGCACATAGACAGAAGGAGTGGGGAGGTACGATGGTATACGATAATGATCTCCTCAATCTTCTGCGCAAGGAGATGCTGTCTATGAGAGTAGAGGAGTACCGAGAGTACCTGAACAACAGGTATAAAAGGACTGGTGAAATATCGTGAAGCTGGCTGTTGTTGGCTCACGAAGTATCACTGATAGGAGAAGGATATTCTCTACGCTGAAAGACTACTACTCTGCGCATGACGACCTCACCATCGTATCAGGCGGAGCAAAGGGAGTAGATAGTATAGCAGCTGAGTTCGCTAAGGAGAATGGACTTTCCCTTATAGAGATTCGACCTAAGTGGAGAGTTAACGGAGTGTTCGACAAGTCCGCTGGCTTTAAACGTAATGTCGATATATGGAAGGAAGCTGATGCTGGGGTTGCCTTCTGGGATGGTAAATCCAAAGGAACTGCACACTCCTTCGATCTAGCTAAGCAATACGGTAAGCACTTGGAGGTCGTTTACTGTAACGTAGATTAACTAGTAATACCTCATCAGTTAGTAAGCAAGAAAAAAGCCCGACTCGGATCACTCCGGGCCGGGCTTTCTTGTTTTAGTACTACGCTACTTTAGTGCGGTCTGTTTATATACTTTGCATAGTAGTCGTAGTACTCTGCCGGTGCCGTAGTAGCAGGCACATCAGTAGCCGAGGACTGAGTTGACGGAGGAGCTTGCTGCTGTGATGAAGCGCTACCTCCTAGCTCAGGAGCGTACTTACTTATATCAATACCCTGTCCAAGGAAGTCTTGGTACATGTTAGACCATCGACTATCTCCGCCAAACACAGGCTGTCTATACTCACCAGCCTCGTGACCGTAGCCACTGTACCCACCGCCTCCATAAGGATCGTATCCGGGAGGATACGGGTTGAACGGGGCTGGTCCGTAGTCCAGCGGAGGACGTGTCCCCGGCCCGTGAGTTGCTGGATTGGTTCCCGGCGTTGGTTGTGGGCCTGTCGGTTGAGGCCCTCCCGGAAAAGGGGGTTCGTTACCCCCGCCCGGAGGAGGATTGTTACCGCCTCCTATTGGAGGTGGGGTACTAGACGGAGGTGGCTGGTTATTAGAGGGAGGCCTTGCTCCATCGTTCTCATTAAAGACTCGCGTAGATTCCCAATCAACAAAGCCCCACTTACCATATACGCTAGTACCTAGCTTCATGCCATCATAAAGAGAGCTTGAGTTATCCTTAGTCCAGCGGTTACTGTGCGTAGGATTCTCATCCAGTATACCTAGACGAGTAACGATATCGTAGTAGCCCGGAACGAACATACCAGTACCGCCACTATGAGTACCCTCTGGACTAAAGTCTTTCTGTGTGTAATGCCAGAAGGTATCCTGTTTGTTTACAGCATTGCCTTGTGGGTCTCTTCCTACAAACCCTCCGTTAATACCGTACTCAGAGCCTTTACCTCTATCACGGTTAGCACCTGCTGGAGGTACGCCTCCTGTATAAGTACCAAAGTTATTCTTAACTACGATAGCCCCTGTCTGTGGGTCTTCTCCAGCGTACTGCATATCCCTAAATACGGCGGGGTCTACTATTGGGTTGCCGTTAGTTGACTTACCACCGTTCTGGTAGTAGTTAACCGACGCGGCTAGAGTAGCACGCTCGTCATCATCTGCCGCCAACCAAGCCTCGCGGAATCCATGAGATTCCCATGGCTTAATCATTTCAGTAGCAGCGTTGCCTAGTCGCTTGGTACTAGTGAAGCCAGTGATACCGTTACTACCATCACTTGGGACAGTAACCTTAACGGAGTCCTTCAGACCCACATACTCAGGAAAGTTCTTAGCTACCCATTCATCGGAGCCGAACTGCTCTTCTTTAGGTGGGTCATCAACCCACTTCATGCCTTGATTAGTGTATACATAACCCATGTTACTGACCTCCTCCTAAGATATAGTTTTGGTAAGTAGCCGCGTTGATTGGTAGGCCTTGTACTGGATTCCATTTGTATCGGCTAGGCGGTCTTTGCATACCACCGGGCCTCATACCAAACATAGACCTCAGCCTGTTATTCCTGAAACCACTGTAGGGTATACGCGGGGGTGACTGCGGCATAGTAGGTACGCCTAGACGAGGATCACGTGGTGCTATCATCGAGGGAGGGTACTGAGGCACGCTCAATCCTCCCGGAGGAGGCGATGCAGCCGGAAGAGTCGATCCGTTCTGCTGCCTCCACAGTTTCATATAATCGCCCGTAGTTCCGTTGCCATTCAGGATATTCTGCTGAATTTGCTGGTACGGGTCCTGCTGGGGAGGCCTTCCTTGAGTTACTCCTTGGGGAGGAGGTGCGGCTGGATGAGGACCCGAAGGAACCCCACCAATCATACCCGTCCCTCCATTAGTAGGACCAGAAGAACCTGATGGGTGCCGACCCCACTGCGCTTGTGAAGAGGGGCGTTGTTGTCCGCCTCCGATAAAGGAGGCATATCGTGAGGAGAAATTAGGCATAGTTTAATACTTCCTTGGCGTTCCCGCCAGTACTGGAGCAGCAGGAGCAGCGGGTCTACCGGGACCTGCCTGTTCCGTAGCTCTGTTACGGTAATGTTGTTGATAGTGTTGACCTACAGTATACCTAGGTCTGTTGGTATAGGTATCGGTACGCTTGCCTAGCATAGCAGATACGCCTTGACCAGCACGGTTATGGTCTTGTCCCGGTACGTTATGTCTGTTAGCTCTCTTACTTTGCAGGAACTCTCGGTACTTACCCCGAAGCCTAGCATCTTTGAATACTGGCGAATTAATAATCATCTTTGTTTACTCCTGCCTCCTGTCTTGCCTGTATATACCAGTTGTATTTCTGGATACCCTCTTCCTTACTTACGGCAGTAGTAGCTTCACTATTATAACTACTATTTAAACGATCAAGAAAAGCCTGAACGTCTGGAGCGTAGTAATAACCAGCAGCTATATGATTTAGATCATGATTACCTGCCCTAGTTTTTACGTTTACTTTACGCAGCACCTTAACTATATCCTCGTTAGAGGTACCAACTACATGCTTCATTCCTTGGATAGAGTTATGCAGCGTATTGAAATGATCTCTACGCATGGAGTTGTACGCGTCGAAGGTAGCCTTGAACTCATCATAGTCCTTGTACTCAGCTTTAGTTAAAGCTTTAAGCATACGGTCTGTAGCGGTTTGCATATTAGTAGCATCTCGCTTGAAACTCCTAGCCCAATCGTCCGTAGTTATTTGACGTTCTTTGTACCCTGCTGCGTGGAACAATCCGCGTATGAAGGTGTCCGTCTTAGGATCAGCTGCTTCCTCATCTGACATATTCTCTAGCAACCAGAGACCCAGCTTCTCCGCCTGTGCTAAGCTCTCTGCTAAAGGGTTATGGTTAACCAGAGTACCTGCTATAGCGCCTAGCGCTCGTCTTGAGGTACTGGCCTCCTCAATAGCCGGGGACTTAATATCTCCCTGCACTATCCATCGTTGTATATTATCACCCATCTTCTTGAGCCAACGCTCATCCTGATAAGATGTAGGATCAGTAATATCCATACGCTTGAGGAAAGCTCCTACCAATACCTCGTCCTGTAAGAACAGAGAACTGATGGTTTCCTTCACAGCCAGCGCTGTAGCACTGATTACGTTATGATCTCCAGTACGCATAGCCTTAGCTAGGGACTCGTTAGCCCTCATCACAGCCTCAAGTATACTACCTGTAGGTACGGCGTAACCAATATCAGTAACGAAGTAGGATTGAGCATCTTCCGCAATTCTTGATACTGTAGCTAACCCACCTCTCATATAAGAGGGAAGCAAACCCCGTGTCTTAGCTTGGTAGGTTGTATGTGCTACCTCCGATACTCCTCCAAGCATACTAGCTTTCTCTTCCTCTGGATCGTCCCAGCCCAACCAGTCCATAACTCCCCGCGCAGCAACAGAGCTGAAATACATCCCTGCTCCCCACAAAGCACCTTGGGTAGACAACCTAAGACCCGCCGTCATCATACCAACTGCTCTGTTATTAACCTTAGTACCATCAAACATAGTACCAGTGACTGATCCATAAGCTAAGCTAGCGGAGTACAGTACGTTATTAGCAGAGCTACGCATTACCTCGTAAGGGAACGTAGGGAAGGCACCGAATACAGGTGACTTACTAAGGAGCTTAATCATAGGTGCAGCACGAGAGAAGGTAGGATACCTCTGCATTACGCTCTCAGCAGCCCACTCTAAAGTCTCCTCTAGAGTTACCTTTTCTTTAGCGGTAAGCGTGTCTCCGTCCAGCCACTTATCCAACAAGTGCTTAGAAGTCTTTTCGCCTACACCTAGAGTGCTCTCTTTACCAGTGATAGCCAAGTACTCTGCTGCAAATTGCAGGTAGCCTGCTACTTTAACTGCCTCGTCGCCAAGACGGAAAGTTTCGTCGAACACTCCCTTAACCCGCGCCCCTCCCTTACGGAGTGAGCGCATTACTTTGTTAGAGCTAGACTCAATTGGATTGGTATCGTCGTCACTCTGTAAACCACTACGCTGTAGATCATACAGAGCACCAGACTTAGCTCCATCGAACTTGATACCCCTACCAATCATATCCTCCATAACTAAGTTAGTAGAGTACTTACGGTTAGTAGCCTCCCTTTCTTCAATACGCTCACCGAAGGAACGAGTGAACTCCGCTCTAGCAGTATCCAACGCTACTCGATGAGCACGTACTGTTCCTATACCACCGGCACTAGCAGCGGCGTGCAACATACCTGTAGAACCAGCATTACGTACCAGAGCCAGAGGGTTCCATACTACCAGCCAGTACTTAACCAAGCTAGCTCCTGTGCGGAACATGCCACGAGATGCGTGCTCGTCTACAGCATCAGTCCTAAACTCTTCACGAATTACATTAGCTACTGTATTGGGTACACGCAGATCAGCACCAGTCTTGAATACACCATTAGGTAATACGAAAGTAGTATCACCAAGAGCTGTACCTTTCTGTGCCAGAGGTACCCAGCTAGGATCAATAACATCGCCTGAGTCAGCTATACCGGCCCAGCCATTAGCTTTACCCATAGTGTAATGATCTAGTAAGTACTTGGAGGAGTACACAGTCTGTGCTATACCTCCTATAGTACGCCCAAGCAAGCTCTGCGTATCTGTTAACTCATTCATTACAATACGCATACGTGAGTTCAGCGCATCTTCTGAGCGCAGCATATTGATACGATCTGTCAGGTTAGGGAAGTTATCCTGCATCTCCTGTAAGAACAGGGGGTATGCCCTCGTACCTAACCTCTCTCTGTTGTCTTTAATGTAGGTACGTGCATCTTTATCTAATGCGCCCAGCTTACTTAAAGCTGCTTCTACCTTGTCATGATCTGACAACAGTACATCACGGGTCTTAGACAGTGACTTGATAGCACCCATACCTCTGTCAGAGCCTTTACGTCTCTGCGCAGTAACTCCCTGAACTATATTAGACAGAGCAATACGATACACGTCGTCATTAGTAGGCAGGTTTGAGCGTACAATAGCGCGCAGCTTATTAATTAAGGCGGCTGTCTGTTGGCCTGTCGGGTCTTTAGCAGCCTCTTTCAGCTGCGCCTTAACATCCTTCATCCTTATCTTGTTTTCACCGTGATACTTACCAAGAACTACCTCCACTCCATTAAAGGAGTATATGAGTTCTCCACGGGAAGTACCCCCACCATCAGCAGCACGTTTACCTAGCTTACCTGCCCACAGGTTATGCGAGGTGTCATTGATTAGAGATACTAGTTCCCTAGGAGTGAGCCTATTCAGCTCTTCTACTGTAGTAGGTACATCCCACGCAGCTTTAGCCAGAGGAATGAACTCATCTACAGCATAGCGCACTGTATCAGGAGTCAGTTCTTTAGCGTTAGCTGACATATGTAGGTATGCACGACCCGCAACAATAGAGCCTCGCGTTGAATCCTTCTTCCACGAACCGTACTGTAGTCCTGCTGCCGCTACCTGATTGATATGGAATATCATTTTATCAAGATACGGTACTGCTCTTGGTGGAATACGTACGCCGTACGCTTCCTCGATATCAGCAAGGCTTGTACCTTGCAGGTAGGAGTTCAGTGCGTGCTCAGTTGTCTTATCATATTGTTTGTACTTACCGTCCACCTTAAGAATACCACGAGCTATCTTCCAGTTATCCGCCATCTTGTGAGAATGCAGATTAATAGCGCCTTTTAGTTTAGATAAATCCTTAACTACAGAGCGCATAGACTTAGCTTGCTTACGGATTATCTGTCGGTTAGCTTTGTTAGCCTTTGAGAATGCATCCTTAATAGACTGTATACCGCGAGTCTCTACCCCGAAGATAGACTGCTTGAGTGTGTACAGTTCTCCGTACATAGACGGACGCAGCTTATGAAAGAAGCGTGCTATCGTCTCTGATCCACGGAATGAGATACCGAACGGTAAGCTATAGCTCTTCATTGCTATTGCTGTAGAGAACGTAGACCTTGCTACAGGATCGGTACTCTCTACGTCCAATACAGTACTATCCTGCTCTACATCTTTTTGAGTAGGCTTAGTCTTGACCTTCTCATGAGGTACTTCTTGCTTCGGT